TACTTTAAATCAAGGTGATTCATTTGTGGATCAGTTAGGAAGATGTTGGATGTGCATGGGTGAAGCAGATCAATTACCAACAGATTACAGCATTGAAGTTGTTACAGTGTATCCTACACCAACACCTAGAGAAAAAAATTGTCCAGAATGTACAGCTGCTAACCCATGTCCAACAGAGTATTTTTTAACAATACGCGCATGTTGTGATACAGATAGAGTAGAGGTTACATCAATTCCTGCACAGTTTCTTAATTTTGGTGAAGGCTTTATTATTAGCGATGTATGGAAATTATGTTGGGAAGTAATGTCAGTTTCTACTGTTGGTACTGAAACTTATCAAATTTGGAATTGGCCTGACGAACCTTCAGTTCCAGTTTATAAAAATTGCAGAGATTGCACAAACCAAGTTTATGGTGGTAAAACTTGTTTTATGTTATTTGAAGTAAAAAATTGTATAACAGATGTAATATCTTTTGCAATGTGCAGACTGCCGTTTAGCCCTATAAATTTTGGACAATATTACTTTGATAAAAAATCACTAGAATGTTATCAAATAATTGGATATGGTTATCCTGCATTTGGTGATCCTATAATTGAAATAGATTTATCATTAAACTGGAGCGCGGGAACATGTGAGCTTTGTAGTCTATATACATCAGCTCCCAAAATAGTTGAGTTGCAAAATTGTTGCGATAATAGCATTATAGTAGGATATGTCACAGGTGCATTTAGCAATGGAGTTGGTGGAACTTATTCTTTGTATGATGTCTTAAATGACGTAGTAGGTTGTTACACTTTATTAGGACTAAGCACAAGCGGATTTACAAATGAATTTGAAGTATATAACCCATTCAATACTTGCCAAGATTGTTTAAACACATATAATCCATGTTAACAATGAAAACAATAATTTGCAAAATAGCAATGTCAGCAGGATACAGAGATTCTGCTCACTTTATAGATAGCGCGTTTCATCCAAATCTTGCTGGACCAGCAACCATGTTAAGTACACTATTGGCAACAATAGCTTACTACTTCAATGCAATTTTTGGTATTGAACTACCTGTAGGAATAGTTTTGATTGTTCTATTTGGTTTAGAAATGTTTACTGGAATAAAAGCTTCTAGAAAAGAAAACAAAGCATTTGACTCAGAATTATTTGGAAAAGGTTGGTTAAAGTTGTTAATTTACATGATCATGATTGGATGTTCTCATGCATTAGCTGTTTATGTTCCAGTAAAAACTTTCTTTAGTTGGAATTTTAACATTTATGAGTGGTTGCATTATGGATTTTATAACTTTGTGCTAATAAACTTGATTTGGTCCAATCTGGAGAACTTTAAAAGAATAGGATGGACTGAGTATGTACCGATACTTAAAAAGTTGTCACAGTACGTTAAAGATGAACCTAAAACAAAGAATGATGGAGAAGAAAACGCTTAAAGAAAGATGGAAGGCAAAAACACCAAAATTTTGGAAAAAAATGCAAAGAATTGGAATAGCAGCTGGAGCGATTGGTGCACTTTTACTTGCAGCACCAGTAGCATTACCAGCAGCAATTATATCTGGTGCAGGGTATCTTGTGGCAGTGGGTGGGGTAACAGCTACTTTGTCACAGCTTACAGTTGAAGATAAACCAGAAGAAACACCTGAAAATAAATAATCATGGCAAAGAAAAAAGTTGAAGATTTCAAAGTGGATGTGGATACTAAAAAAGTTGACGTTCATGTAGAAAAAAAAGATGACAAGTTCAAAGCTGAAGTCAATACTGAAAAGGTTGATGTAAAGTATGAGCAAGGAACAGATGGAAAAGAATTTGATTTAGATTCTAAAAAACTTGATGTTCATGTAAGAAAAGATGAAACCGGCACTACTGTTGAAATAGATGCAGAAAATGGATTTTTGAAAAAAATTGGCAATTTCATCTCAAAGATATTTGTTAAAAAATTCAACAAATAAAAACATGGGAGAGTTAGATCTAAAAAAAATTAAGCAAGTTCCATTATCTACATCTCAGTATGTAGATGAAGATGTAAAAAAAGTTCAAATTGTTTTGCATCACACTGCTGGAAATTCTTCTGCACCTGCAACCATTAGAATGTGGAATGCCGATGATCGTGGCAGAATTGCAACATGTGTTGTAATTTCTGGAAAAGGGCTTTCAAAAGATACTTTTGATGGCGAGATCTGTCAAGCATTCTCTTCAAAAAAATGGGGATACCATTTAGGCTTAAAACAAGACATATTCAGAGCAAACCGTGTACCTTATAAATCACTTGATCCTATAGCCATAGGTATTGAGATTTGTAATTGGGGACCACTAACAGTAAAAGGAGATGGTAAGTTTTATAACTATGTAAACAGAGAAGTACCTGCGGATCAAGTTTGCACATTGCAGAAGCCGTACAAAGGACATCAGTTTTACCATGCCTATACGGATGCACAAATTGAGTCTGTGCGTCAGTTGTTGGTTTATTGGAACAAAGTACATGGAATTGATTTAACTTACAATGAAGACATCTGGGATATATCTGTTAGAGCTTTAAAAGGAGAGAATGGGGTTTTTACCCATAACTCATACCGTAAAGATAAATCTGATGTTTCTCCACAACCAAAGTTAATTGCAATGTTAAAAGCATTAAAGAATGGCTAGAAATTCATTAGCAGGCAAGTCTACTGGAAAAAGTAAATCTGCAAAGTATTTTGCTTCTAATCCTGAAGCGCGTAAGAAAAAGAATGAATACAACAAAGAGTATCATTCAAGTCCTTCGCGCATTAAATACAGAGAAGAATTAAATGCGGCTAATAGAAAATCTGGAACTTATGGCAATGGGGATGGTAAAGATAAATCACACACCAAAAAAGGAAAACTGGTAAGTGAGAAAGCTTCTACAAACCGCGCTAGAAACGGCAAAGGAAACAATCCTAGAAGAAAATAAATTCACCCCTTTGAATTTTATTTCATTGGTCAAAGCCCTCAAGTACAGAGGGCTTTTTTATTAAACATTAAATAGTTAAACATTTATTATTACATTTGGCATAATAAACATTAAAAATTATGTCAGAACAAACCAACCAAGAAGAACGCGAGTACACTCCACAAGAGATACGCGCAATGCAAGAAAAAACAATTGCATATTACAAGAGTCAAGAAAAGGTTCTTGCTGCTCAATGTTCAGTTGAAGAGTACAAAGCTCGTATTAAAAAAGCACAGTTTGAAGCATTTGATTATTCTATGAGAATGATGCAAATTAACCAAGCTATGCAAGACGCGGCTGAAGAAGAAGAAGCAGAAAAAAATAATGTAGAACAAGAAACAAAAGAAGAGTAATCATGGCAAAGGCGTTAGTTGTAAACAAGCAAGTGCCGCTATCTTTGATTGAAGTAATCAAGTTTCAAATAAACATGTATTGCTTCATAAACAAGATCAGGTTAAGTCCGGCACAATTAGATTGTTTGTCTTTATTGGGATTGTATGGTGAAATAAACATGTCTGATTTCTGTAATGAAGTTGTTTCTGAAGAAATCTTTGGTAATGTTCAAACTACCAGAAACTTTATCACCAAGTGTGTAAAAGAAGATTTAGTAACAAGAAGTGGATTAGGAAACAAACTTGTTTCTTTAAACAAGAGTTTGGAGTTATTGACAGAGGGAACCATATTACTGAATTTAAAAGTGTATCATCTTGAAACCGACCAAGGGCAAAGACCTAATTAAAAAAACAGCACAGCAATTAAATTTACCAGAAGAAATGGTAAAAGATGTTGTTGAGTTTTACTATTCAGTAGTAACAAGAAAGATTGAGAATTTAGAAAGTCCTACAATTTTTCTACATGGATTCGGTACTCTCAGATTAAGCAGAAAAAAGCTTGAGAAGAACATTGAAAAAATGCAGAAATTATTGGAAAGTAACTCTCAAGAGGATTTTAAAAAAGTCATTAAATTCAATCTTTCTAAATCACTGCTGGATAGCAAAATAAAAGGGTTAGAAATGTGTAATGAATACTATAAACCGTTGTATGAAAAGCGTAATAAAAGTTTGGAAAGCAAAAGGGCAAATCCTGGAGGGGATCAAAAATAACATTTTCAAAAATGAACATGTTGAAGAAATTGCCAAAGAAAGATGGATGATTTGCGAGGGTTGTCCGCTATTAGATAAAAAAGGAGATAAGTGTCTTGTTCCTGGAACCGGACCTTGTTGTGGATCTTGTGGTTGCAGTATGGGACTAAAACTTAGGGCTCTTGGTTCTAATTGTCCAGAAGGAAAATGGGATGCCGTGTTATCTCATGAAGAAAGTTATTTACTTCAAAAAAAATTAAGTGATGAGTCTGAACAAAAGTAATTTATACAATGCTGGTCCTATTAAGTCGCATCTTGATGATTCAGGTATAATGCCAATTGATCCTAGTAATGCACAAGGATTATGGAGTCAGATAACTCAAAGCAGCGCAAATGTTTATGATCCATTCAAAACTGTATCAATTTCCGCAGATGAAAAAGAGTATCTGGAAACAATTGCTTTGGCTGCAGATTTGTTAGCAGGTTCTGTGATTTCACCGCAAGAATACTTTAAACTGAAGCTTTTACTTAGAAGTAAAGATGAAGAAGTAAGAAATGCAGGTATCATATTTTTAAATCAAAAGGGAAAACTATGAGTGTAAAATTTTATGCCGATGAGCACAAATACATCAGTATTGATGAAAGAGATCCAATTGATTGGATAAGTGTGACACGGTTGATTCATTACTTTAAAGAGCCATTTGACACAGTTAAAATGGCTGAAGCGTGTTCTAAAGGGAAGAACCCTAAATACAACAAAATGACTCCTGAAGAAATTATTAAACTTTGGGAAACTGAAAACAAACGAGCAGTTAACTTAGGTTCATGGTATCATGATCAAAGAGAAAAAGATGTTCTTGCTTGTAACACAATTACTAGGAAGGGAAAAGAATTGACAATCATAAATCCGTTAATGGATGGATTAGTCAAGTTGGCTCCAGAGCAACAATTAACTGATGGCATTTATCCTGAGCATTTGGTTTATTTAAAATCTGTAGGAGTTTGTGGACAAGCAGATAGAATTGAAGTTGTAGATGATACAATTGATGTGTATGACTACAAAACAAACAAAGAAATTAAATTGCAAGGATTTGTAGACAGAGCTGGTAAAAGCAAAAAAATGCTAGGCCCTCTTTCTCATTTAGATGAGTGCAATTACAATGAGTATGCGTTACAATTAAGCACATACATGTACATCATGTTAAAACACAACTTTAATTTAAAGCCGGGTAAAATCCAATTAGATCATATTGAATTTGAGATTGACCACTTAGATAAGAATGGCTATCCAGTTGTTGCTACAGATGCTATGGGTGATCCGCTAGTAAAAAGTGTAACACCGTATGAATTACCTTACATGAAGAAAGAGGTAATTGCAATGTTCAAGTATGTTCAAGAACACAGAGAAAAAATATTAAACCATGGCCATTAAGTTATTTGATGCAATAAACGGCAAGGTAGTCCCAACGGAACATTGTCACACAATTCCTTTTTTAAGAAGGATAATGGAAGAGTACCCAGATAATCATTTGGAAATCTATGCGTACTTGTTTTACATGAGTTGCCGGAGTTCAGAAAATCCATATTTTAACCGTCCTCAAGACGAAGTGCAAGATGAAATTCTTTCAGATTTAAATCCTAACTTTGATCCAGAAGACAGACTCATAAGAATGGCTTTGGATAGATGCAAGGAAATGTATGAAACCCCAACTATTCGCGCATACAATGGTATTGCCAACATGTTAGAAAAACTTGCATTCTACATGGAAAATCAAACCATAACTGATGGACGAGATGGTAATATTACAGCTATTGTAAGTGCAGCAAAAAACTTTGATGCTATCAGAAAATCATTTAAAGGAGTAGCCAAGGATCTTGAAGAAGAACAATCATCAAGAGCGCGTGGTGGACAAAAACTAAGTTACGATGATTAAGGATGATTTGGGTGAGTTCCATGAAGACATACCTTTGTGGCATGACGGTGTTTGGACAACGTACAGTTTTCCAAGCAGGCTTGATATGGCTACAACTTTAGAAGCAGATTATTTTAAAGAACCGGGACAGTACGACTTTGATGAAGTAGTTTTTGAATTTCAAAAACAAGGGTTAAAGTTTAAAAAAGATGGTTACTTCTGTGATGCTGCAGACGGCACTAAAGATTTTATTGATTATTGGAACAATGAAAAATTAAAATCCAGAAAAGGAGTTTTGTTTTGGAAAGGTGATAAAAAGTATTACCTACCGCGGGACTACTATTTCTGGATTAATTTTTTACCAATCATTGACAAAGTAAAAAGAAAAACAGATTTTCCAGACATTCATGACGCTCAGTATCACATGTCACTTTATGAAGTAATTGGTGAATTGTTTTATCAGCATGGAGTCATCTTAAAGAAAAGACAGTTTGGATCTTCATTTTATCATGGAGCCAAACTTGTAAATGTATTATGGTTTGAATATGGACCAGTATTAAAAATTGGTTCATCATTAAGCGCGTATGTAACTGGTGTAAATGGTACATGGAAAATGATCAATGAGTACAAAAACTTTTTGAATCAACATACTGCGTGGTACCGACCAATGAATCCAGGAGGAGTTGGTGAATGGCAACAGAAAATTGAGTATGTTGAAAATGGTAGAAAAACTGAAAGAGGTAGAAAAGGAGTTCTTCAAGCATTGTCATTTGAGCAATCAGATACAGCCGGTGTAGGGGGACTTTGTACTTTGTTTTTCTACGAAGAAGCTGGAATTGCCAAATCCATGGACAAAACTTATGAGTTCATGCTTCCTGCATTACAGGCCGGTGAAATAACCACAGGTTATTTTATTGCATCAGGAACTGTGGGTGACTTAAAACAGTGTGAACCTTTGCGCAAATACATGTATAAAGCCAAAGGAAATGGATTTTATGAAGTACCTAATAGATGGGCTGACTCAAAAGGAACAGTTCTTAACACAGGATTATTTATTCCAGAGCAATGGTCAATGCCGCCATACATTGATGAGTTTGGTAATTCAAAAGTAGAAGAAGCATTAGAAGCACTGGTTGAGTTAAAAAAGCAGTGGAAAAAAGATTTGGATCCTGAAACATATCAAATTAGATGTTCTCAGCGACCAACCAATATGGAAGAAGCATTTGCTTTCAGAGGTGAGAGCGTGTTTCCATTAGAACTTGTAAAATCACACAAACGCGATATTGAAGAAGGAGATTATCCTTATTCTTGTTATAACTTGGCTTATGATAATAAAGGTGAGATTATTGCATCACCAACAACCAAGAAACCTATATTGGTTTTTCCTATAGATAAAAGCTCAGAAGATAAATCTGGTGCAATACAGGTATGGGAGGAACCGGATGAGGAAAAAGACTTTTGCACTACATACTTTGCATCAGTCGATCCCGTGTCAGAGGGAAAAACAGTAACCTCTGATTCACTTTGTTCTATTCATGTTTACAAGAACCCTGTACAAATACAAAGGGTATTGGCTAACGGTGAAGTAGAAACTTTCATTGAAGGAGATAAAATAGTGTGCGCATGGACCGGAAGGTATGATGACATCAATAAAACACATGAAAGACTTGAGTTAATTATTGAATGGTATCAAGCATGGACAGTGGTTGAGAACAACGTCCCTCTGTTTATCCAATACATGCAGTTTAAGCGCAAACAAAAGTATTTGGTACCATCATCTCAGATTGTATTTTCTAAAGAGGTACAACAGTCTAAAACTCAGTTTCAGCAATACGGTTGGCGAAATGTTTCTACTATATTCAAAACAGTCATGTTGAGTTATTTAATTGAGTACCTTCGGGAAGAACTAGATGTGGAAACTGATGAAGATGGTAAGATCTACAAAAAGCATTATGGCATATCTAGAATTCCTGATTACATGGCCATGGTTGAAATGGAACATTATCAACCAGGAGTCAATGTGGATAGATTAATTTCTTTGGGAGCTTTGATTACATTTGTAAAAATACAGGAAGCAAGCAGAGGTTTGAAGAAAAGAGTTGAATATGATAATGAAGAAGATTTGGAAAAGTCAGAAAATTTGTATAAATTAAATAGGAGTCCGTTTAGACATATTGGAGCGAGCAGTGAATCATTGAGCATGAAAAAACCGCGGAATCCATTTAAAAATTTTAGATAATGGAAATATTAAATGCAATAGATTTAAAAAAGGGTAAAAGAACCAAGAAGAATAAGTTTGGTGTCTTTACTCAGCCAATTCAATTTGTACCAGCAGATGAAAAAGATGATGAGTGGTCAAAGTGGAATATTGATTGGTTAGAATGGCAAGGTATTAAACAGATTGGCTCTAAAGCTAGACGCATAATGAAGAATTATAAGTTGGCTAAAGGAGTAATTGATAAGACTGATTATTTACCATCTGTAGAAAATGAGATGACCGAAATGCTTGAAAATTTGACTGAAGGGCAAAATGAAGCATTGGAGTTAAAGTTTTATCCAATTATTCCTAATTTGGTAAATACTCTTGTATCTGAATTTGCAAAAAGAAATACCAAAGTTGATTACCGTGCTGTAGATGAATATTCCTACAATGAAATCATGGAAAAGAAAACTGAGGAAATCAGTAAAGTTTTAGTTGAATATGCTCAACAAAAACTTATTGCCAAGATGGTTGAAATGGGATTGGATCCAAACTCACAAGAAGCACAGCAGCAATTAGATCCAGAAGCATTAAAACGACTTCCAGAAATTGAAGAGTTTTACTCTAAAAAATATCAAACACTTGCTGAAAAATGGGCGGTAAAGCAACATGCAATTGATGTAAACCGTTTTAAAATGGATGAGATGGAAGAAATTGCTTTCAGAGATTCATTAATTACGGACAGTGAATTTTGGCATTTTAAAATGCTAGAAGATGATTACAATATTGAGTTGTTAAATCCAGCCCTTACTTTTTATCACAAGTCACCAAATGTTCATTACATTTCTCAAGGAAATTGGGCCGGATGGATTGACATGCTTACTATTGCAGATGTTGTAGATAAGTATGGATACTTGATGACAGCTGAACAATTAGAATCATTGGAATTATTGCACCCTGCACGATCAGCAAGATATATGATTGATGGTATTCCAAATGATGGTTCTTTGTACAATACGGATGATACTTATGAATCTAACAGACGTTCTGGTCTAGATATGCGTAGACATCTGTCATTTTTAGAAAATGCACATGATCCGCATGATGTGGTATCTTATATTGTTGGACAAAGTGAACATGCAGGAAATTTGCACACAGTTGAATTATTGCGTGTATCTACATCATATTGGAAAACACAAAGAAGAGTTGGTCAATTAACCAAGATTGATGAAGACGGTGCAGTTATTACAGAAATAGTAGATGAGAACTATGTAGTAACTACAAAACCTATTTACAACAAAGTATTTGAGAAAAAAGAAACTGCAGATAACTTAATCTTTGGTGATCACATTGATTGGTTCTGGATTAATCAAGTTTGGGGTGGAGTTAAAATTGGAAACAACAGAACTATTTTCAATACTGAAACTGATACAGATTTTGATCCAATCTATTTAGGGATTGACAGACAGAAACCGGGACCACTTAAATTCCAATTCCGTGGTGACAAAACCATGTATGGTGCTAAACTTCCAATTGAAGGAAAAGTCTTTTCTGATAGAAATACCAAATCAACCTCATTTGTTGATTTGCTAAAGCCCGCACAGATTGGATATAATATTTGCAATAATCAAATTGCGGATATTCTTGTGGATGAATTAGGATCAGTAATTGTTCTTGACCAAAATGCAATTCCAAAACATTCAATGGGTGAAGACTGGGGGAAAAATAATTTAGCAAAAGCTTATGTGGCAATGAAGGACTTCTCAATGCTTCCATTGGATCCAAGTATTGCCAACACAGAAAGCGCAACAAACTTTCAGCATTATCAAGTTTTAAATCTTGAGCAGTCTAACAGATTAATGTCAAGAATTCAATTGGCTAATTACTTTAAGAACCAAGCCATGGAAGTTGTTGGTTTGAACCCTCAACGAATGGGACAACAACTTGGACAAATTAATACAGCCACAGGAATTGAACAAGCCATGTCCGGTTCTTATGCTCAAACTGAAACTTACTTTATTCAACACAGTGATCATTTAATGCCGCGTGTGCATGCAATGAGAACCGACTTGGCACAATTCTACCATTCAACAAAACCGTCCGTTAGATTACAAGGAATGATTTCTCCAGATGAGAGAACAAACTTTGAAATAAATGGGACAGATTTATTAATGGTTGATTTAAATGTGTTCTGTTTAACCAATGCCAACAATAGAAATACACTTGAGCAATTAAAACAAGTGTTCATGAGCAATAACACTACAGGTGCTTCTGTTTATGATTTAGGTGAATTAATGCAATCTGATTCCATTGGCTCACTTAATATTATTCTTAAAGGCATTGAAACAAAAGCTGAAGAAAGAAGAAAAGAAGAAATGCAAGCCGCACAACAAGCTCAAGAAGCTGAAATCGCTGCTAAGAAAGCTGAAAAACAAATGGAACTTGATCATGAATCTCGTGAGAAAGAAAAAGACCGCAGAGCTAGATTGCTTGAAGCTGAAATTAAAGCTGCTGGTTATGGAGCAATGCAGGATGTCAATAAAAATGAACAATCTGATTTCCAAGATGTACTGAAAGATGTTAAACAGTCTGAGCAATATGCTGATACTATGAACTTTAACAGAGAAAAAGAAACCAATAAAACAGATTTACATCAGCAAAAATTGGACATTGAAAGAGAAAAAATGATGAATGAGTCCAGGAATAAGCAAATGGAATTAGCAATTGCTAAGGAAAATAAAAACAGATTTGATGAGAAAAAACCTAGCAAGTAAGAATATTACATGTTTTAACTATAGTATGGAAAAAACTTTTTAGCTAACCAAAAATAGTTAAACAATATATGTTTACAATTGAATAAATTTGCTTATATTAATTACAGTCAGTACTAAAACCAACAAAGATGACAGAAGAAGAAAAAGCAGCTCAAGCGGCTGCACAAAGCTCTGCTACAACGGTAGCCGAGGTTGATTTTGATAACTTGGATGATTTACTTGGAATCCCATCAGCGAGTTCAGTTATTGCTCCTGCAGAATCTAAGAATTCAGTTTTAAAATCAGATAAAGTTGACATATCGTTCCTAGATGAAATTGGTGATGATGATACTGAATCATTAAAAGATCCAGAAATTGCTAAAGCTGCGGTAGCTGCAATTGTTGATCAACCCTTAAATAACAATGAGGAAGAAGATGATGCAGATGATATAGCGCAAGTAAACAAAGGAGGAAGACCTAAATTAACCAAAGATGCAATGATTGAAGCTGCAACAAGGTTAATTGACAAAGGTGTTCTTCAACCATTTGATGATGGAAAAGCTTTGGCGGATTACACTGTTGATGATTTTGAAGAATTAATTCAAGCAAATATTGATTCTCAAACAAGTGAAGTTGCACAGAACGCACCGGTTCAATTGTTTCAACAATTACCAGAAGAAGTTCAAGCGGTTATTCACTATGCATTGAATGGTGGTCAAGACATCAAATCAGTATTTAGCCAATTAGCGCGTGCACAAGAAACTTTTGATTTAGATGTTTCAAATGAGCAAGACCAAGAAAGTATTGCAAGACAATACTTAAACCTTTCCGGATTTGGTTCTATAGAAGAAATTGAAGATGAAATCAATGTTCTTAAAGATCGCGGTGATTTAGCAAAATATGCTGAGAGATACAAACCAAAATTGGATGCAAGACAAGCTGAAGTAATTGAAAAAAGATTAAAAGATCAACAAGCAGCTCAAGCTCGCAAAAATGACATGGAAAAGAAATACCATGATGTTGTTTACAATACTTTAAACAGCAACAACCTAAATGGTATTCCGTTGAACAACAAAGTTCAAACCATGTTGTACTATGGTCTTACAGATGCTACTAAGTATCAAGATTCAAAAGGTAATCCTACAAATGCATTAGGATACTTATTGGAGCAACATCAGTTTGGGGAAAAAGCAAATCCGTCATTGGTAGCTGAAGCATTGTGGTTACTTGCTGATCCGGTTAATTACCGTAACTCAGTGAAACAACTTGGTGCTAATGTTGCAAATGCAAACACGGTAAGAGCTTTAAGAACAGAAGAGGCTTCAAGAAATGCGTCATCAACTGGAATCGGGGAACAAAACACAAATCCTAGCAGAGTGTCTAACAAAAGAGAGCCGATTAAAAGGCAAGGTAGATCACTTTTTTCTAGGTAATTGAAAAAGTAAACAAATAAATAAATATACAAATGAGTACACCAGTTTTAAATAATGGTATGTTCCTTCGGGACAACTATTACACAGCAAGCTCTCATGTGGATTCTTACCACTTGATGAATTTGATGAAGGATGCACAACCGGATGACTTAGGTCCAATTGAACTTTGGGCTCAAGTTAAAAAGTTGGAAATGCCTCTTTATCAAATGTCTTCTTTTAACGGAAAGAATGTTATTGAGGTAAACCACCCGCGTGGTGAATACAAGTGGTCAACACCTGTATCTGAAGAACTTCCTTTCATTATGGAAGATCTTGATCCGACTAACACTGTAAAAGGTGTAGATGGTACTCCGTTCAAAATCAAATTGAACAAGCGTGTATTTGGACATGGTGACATCATCACTTATGACAAATTCAATGGAAAAGAACTTTATATCACAGATGAAGACATCTTGGATATGGGTGACGGATTTATCTATACAGTTCAAATGCCGAACAATGATTCAGCTGCAACTTTTGATAACCGTTTCTTGACTAACAACACTTACTTCTTCCGTGTAGGTTCTGCGCGTGGTGAGTATGGTGAGCGTTACTCAGATCTTTCTATGACTCACACAACTCGTGAGTTCTACAACTATGTTGGTAATGCAGATGCACACGTTCACTATACAATTTCATCTAAAGTGAAATTGATGGAGAAAGGTGGTATGAATGCTGACGGTTCAATTCCTGTAACTGAGATTTGGAAAAACTTTGATACGTCAATGGATCCATCTATCAATACATTGGAAGGAATGGTTGCTGCTAAAGGACAAGGTTATGTGAAAAAAGCAATGGACAATGGAAACTTGGTTCGTTCTTTCATCACTAAGTTGGAAGCAGCTCACCTTTCTAAAATTGCTTATGATATTGAAACTTACCTTATGTGGGGTAAAGGTGGACGTATCAAGCAAGATGGTCCAGATGATCTTCGTTTGTCAGTTGGTTTGTGGAAACAATTAGACTTGTCTTACAAGCATGTTTACAACAAATCTGATTTCCGTCTTGACATCTTCCGTTCTGAAATTTTCAACTTCTACAATGGTAAAGTTGACTTCCAAGGACCAGATCCAAAACGTGAATTGATTGTTCAAACAGGTATGGGTGGTATGCGTATTATCAATGAAGCAATCAAGCGTGAGGCTTTTGCATCAGGATTGGTAATGAACGCAAAAGAATTGGAAGCTGTAAAAGGTTCAGGAATGGACTTGTCTTATGGATTCTCTTTCACAAGCTACACAATTCCTTTCTTGGCAAATGTGAAGTTTGTATTGAACCCTGCATTTGACAACTTGCAAAACAACGAGATTGAAAACCCAATCATTGACGGTTTCCGTTTGTCTTCTTACTCATTTATCATCTTTGATATTACTGAGAACGGACAAGACAACATTAAATTGTTGAAGTGTGCTTGGAACAAAGATCTTGTATGGCGTTATGTAAATGGTTCTATGGACTATATGGGACGTACTCAAGGATTTGCTTCTTCAGGTAACTTCAATGGATACCAAATCTACATGACTCAGGCAATGCCTGCAATCAAAGTAGAAGATCCTACTAAAGTCTTGAAAATTGTGATGAGAAACCCAATTACGGGAGGATCATTGTAATCTCATATTTTATTCATAAGGGAGTCATTAGTTTGGCTCCCTTTTAAAATTAAAAGCCATGCCACAAGTAAAAGTAGGGGTAGCAAGCCCAGATCCAGTATTGCAAAGAGTAGCTTATTCTGAAGCAGCTTTAGCTCGTATTGCTCATGTAAATGAAGCAATTCGTTTAGTAAAAGCAGATTGTGCAGCAGTAGGTGCTTTACCGGCATCAACTGATTTAGCCGCAACAACCGTTAATGGATTGCGTGTAGAAGTTGAAGCACGACTAGATGCAATTGAAGCAAAATTGAATGCTCTTATAGCAGCATTATCCTAGAAAGGTAAAAAGAGGCAGAATCCTAGACTGCCTCTTTTTATTATATTTGTCAGTCATAAATAATAAACCAACAAAAAATGAGTACAAGATTAGAAAACATGGGGAAGGTTACTATTAAACCTTTCACAGATCCAAACCAAGAGAACATGGGACTTGAAAAATACAACTATGTTGTTTTTCCTAATACGTTCCAAGTAGAAACTCTTGCTGCCGTTGAACAGAATGGCAAAATGCGTTATTTGACAGGTCTTAATGAATTTGCACCAGAGGTGAAACAAATTAAAGACTCCGAGAAAAAAGCTGCTGTAATTAAAGACATCAGAGAAACAGTTGCTCTACTTGAAAGAGAAAGAGCATTTAATCAAATAGATCCGGAAGATAAAGATTTCTGGAGTAAAGTTGAGTTATTTAAACCAGACAATTCTGAAATCTGGGGAAAAGTATATTTGAAATTAGGCAATGATGACATTGTTTTGGATCCAAAAGAAAATTTAGACCATCTCATTCTTGTTAAAGCTATTGAGAATGGAGGGTTTTCATTAATTGCTTCAAACTTTGAAGAGGCAAAGAGAACAAAAGCAAAGTGGTATTTAGATAGACTAATTGATACTGTAGCAACAAGTGTGAGTATTAGCAAGTTGAAAAACAAAGCCGGAGCAATATTGGAACAGTTGTCTGAAGATAACCCAAGAAAATTGTTCTACATTGCTAAGAACATTGATGGAAACAGTGCTCAGTATTCAAACAAAACATTACCTGGAGTTATTTATAGCAATTTAGATAACTACATTAATGGTAAAGGTTTTGACAATAATATGAAGCGTTGTGCAACAACGTTTATTGAAAGTTCACAGATGAGTGTGGAAGATTTAAAAATCAAAGCAATTATCAAAGATGCAAGTTTCTACAAATACATTATTGCAAAACCAGATGGCATGTTGCATGAGGCTTCGCAAAATGTGATGCTTGGTAGAAATGTATCTGACATCTTAGAGTATTTGAAAAATCCAACTAATGAAGACATGTTGGATCTTTTGATGGCTAAAGTTGAAGATATTTGGAGTAAGTAATTTTTAAACTCAAATAAGATGAAAACGTCAATGAAAAAAGCAACTGCGAAACCAGTTATGAAAAATGGTGGATCAATGAAAAAATCAATGGGTGGAAAGGTAGCAATGCCTAAAAAAGCCATGGGTGGCAAAATGGGTAAAAAAGCTTGTTAAGATGCCAAAAGATGCTTGTTATAAAAAAGTAAAAGCACAGTACGATGTGTTTCCTTCAGCGAGGGCTTCTCAAGCTATTGCCAAATGCCGTAAGGCATCTGGGAGTGTAAGAAAGACTTCAGAAGGTACAAAACTTAAAAGATGGCAAGCAGAAAAATGGCAAGACACCCGAACAGGAAAACCTTGCGGAGCCGGTGGTAAGAATGAATACTGCCGGCCTACCAAAAGGGTATCGCGAGATACTCCTAAAACAAAAAGTGAAATTTCTCCTTCTAAACTAGCTGCTAAAAAAGCTGAAAAGTCAAGAGTAGGTATGGGAAGAAGAGTAAAAAATATATGATCATGGCAAAAAAAGTATCTAGCGCAAGCTCAAAAAAATCAGAGTGCGGAGAAAAGACTAAAAAAGCTTTTCAAGCAGGACTGATTGTAGGGCGCAATATGAAAAAGCCTGATTCTAAAAAGAAAAAGTGATGGCAAAAACACCAGCTTGGACTCGCAAGGAAGGCAAAGATCCTAAAGGAGGATTAAATGCAAAAGGGGTTGCTTCTTATAGAAGAGCAAATCCAGGTAGTAAGTTACAAACTGCTGTAACGACTAAGCCGTCTAAACTAAAAGCTGGTAGCAAAGATGCAAAAAGAAGAAAATCTTTTTGTGCTAGAATGTCTGGTGTTAAAGGTCCAATGAAAGATGAAAAAGGAAGACCTACAAGAAAAGCTCTTGCTTTAAGAAAATGGAACTGTTAATTACATAGGTTATGGCAATAAAAAAAGGAATGGGTTTCAAAGCAGCCCAAAAAGGTATAGCAAAAAAGCAAGGTGTGTCAATGGAAGCTGCCGGTGCTATTTTGGCATCTGCTTCAAGAAAAGCATCTCCTGCGGCTAAACGCAAAAATCCAAACCTTAAAAAAGTTAAAGGGAAATGACAAATGACACTATTCAAATAAAAGTCAAACAGCGAATTAATAAATTGGCTAGTAATGACTATGACAACATTATGCCTTGGCAGATTGTTGAAGCTTTTAATAAAGGTCAAGTTGCATGGTGCCGAAGAAACTTGATGGGAACAAATATGACTAAGACTGGTGATGAAGCCAGTAAAAGACGTATTGATGATTTACAAGTTCTTCTTTCAGACAAGCCATTGCAAATGGTTAAAAAAGATTTGTATTTTCAATCCCCAGCTTTACCTGCAGATTATTTTGAGTGGAAAAGAATTTCTGCAAAAGCAAACAAAGATTGTTGTGATAAAAGACAAATGGTTGTGTATCTTGCTGAAGAAGCAAACGTAGATGAACTTTTGAGAGATCATAATAAAAAACCAAGTTTTGAATGGGCTGAAACTTTTGCTACAGTCCTAGGAAATAGAATCAAGATTTATACAAACAATGATTTTGATATTGAGTCAGCAACTTTGACTTATTACAGACAACCACGCAGGATACAGATTCCAGGAACATCCGATCCATACACAGGAATTATATCAACTGTAGATGTTGAATGTGAATTTAAAGATGACCTTGTAGAACTATTTATTGATGAATGTGTAAAAATTCTAGCAGGAGATCTTGAAGATGTTACAGCAAACCAAATTGCGGATAATTCAGTAGAAACTAATAACTAAGAATAAATGAACTCACCACAAAGAGGTCTATTAAAAAGACCAGCGGCTGCACCAATGCAAAGGCCAGCAACACCTAGTCAAACGTATACAAAGCCGTCAGGTGATCATTGCGTTGAAGAAACAACGGCATGTATTTGTGAATTAATGAATGCTACTATTTCTTTTCACAAGTTGCATTTAAAAGTAAATGGTGTAGGTGCGCACGCTATTCATGTTGCACTAGGTCCACTTTATGAAGGATTGCCTGATTTAGTAGATACAATTACGGAAGCTTATCAAGGTGCAGCTGAAAGAATTTTGGTTCTTACAGATTGTTGTCCAAGAACACTTAATTCTGTAGAAGAAGCTATTGTTTACATCAGAGAAATCTATGATATGATTTGTGCTCTACAAGACATCATGTGTTTTTCAGAAATTGGCAATGAGCTTGATAATGTAAAAAGACTATTGTCAGCAACAAAGTACAAACTTTTATTTTTAAAATAATTTGCATCAAGTGTTGCATAATTGAATTATTTTTGCTATATTGAATACATTGTTTATTAACTAAAAAAAAGAAAAATGAGTTATTTTAATCATGCTTACCGCAAATCATTTGTGGGAACCAAAGCAACACAGGCTGCAGTACCAGGTACTCAGAATGCGGTGAATAACGGATTTTTGCTTGACGCAGGTGTACCAACATCAGCTTTAGCAAATGCTGTAGCACCAAATGGATTAGGAGTAGGAACCTATGGTTTCTTTAATCCAAACACTTACTTATCTGTAAACAACGCATCTGCGGAAGTTATTGCAGGAAAACCATTGGTTTTTGCTGCTGCATCTTTGTTTACTGATGATAAGATTGGTCCTTTTCACGGAGGATACAAAGAGTCTAACAAGTCAAAGATGATCAATCCGCGATTTGTTCACAAATTTTCTAAAATGACAGGTGCTGCTCCAGAGCAATCAATTTGGCATTTAGGAAACACTAACTGGAACTCTGATTCAATTGCAACAGTAACATTTACTGCAGGTACAGGTTATACCAATGGTACTTACACTAACGTTGCTCTTACAGGTGGTTCAGGTGTTGGTGCGTTTGCAACTGTAGTTGTTGCGGGTGGTGTTGTTACAGCTGTAACTATTACACAACCTGGTCAAGGTTATACAGTTGGTAATGTATTAGGTTTACCAAGTTCAATTCCTTTTGTTGCAGGTACAGCGGCTACGGTTACTGTAGCAACGATTAAATATAACGCTGCAGGATCTGCTCCATGTAAATTCAACTTTGTGTGTGGAGAAACATACAATCTTCGTATTGACTTGTGGGGTTCACCAGTATTGCGTTACTTGAACCATGACTTGTACAAAACTTTTGCAGCTTATACAGGTTGTTGTCCAACAGGTACAATTGTACCAGGAAATGTAGATTCTACATTGGTAATGATTGACTGGGCTAACCAAATCGTAAATGATGTATGGTTACAGTACTTTGTTCGTCCAATCGTTTATACTCAAACAGGTGTTCCGTTGTTTGCTACTGCTGCTGAAGCTGTTGCTGCAGGTTTCCCTGCAACTAACGTTTGGTCAACTTATGTATCTCCAGGACATATTGCTGGCGCATTAGCTGGTATCCGTTTGATTGGTGCTTATGTTGAAACTAAATTTGGTAACTGTTCATTCCAGAATTCTGATTTCTATGAGAAAGAAGTTATTCAAATGAACTTGTCATTGACAGATTTGACTGGTGATCCATGTGATTTCTCTGCTCTTTGTGCTACTAAAGAGTACGCAGGATTTGCAGGACAAGGTTATGGTGAAACTGTATTGCGCGATGTGATTCTTGATGAGTCATACTTGCAAAATCATTTCTCTGATGATCCGCGTATCCGTGAGATTACTCAAGGAAATCAGTACTTCAATGCGGTTAACCGTAATGCATTGTACACACGTTATGTAATTCAACACAGCGTTCCTCGTTATAACAACCCTAGCGGTGTTTATGATGATGATCAATATGCATTGAACATCTATGTTACTGCTGCTACAGCAACAGCATTTGAAACATTCATGGCAACATGGTTGGGTGCAGCTGCGGTTGGTGGTGTAGTAACATTACAAACTTTCGGTCACACTGCGTACACACCAGCAGTACTTTAAGATTGTAAAAAATATCTTCCTAAAATGGAGAATGGAGGCTTTCTCTATTCTCCATTTTTTTTAATCAAAATCTTATGGCAACAAATTCATTAAGTTTAAATATTCCAAACATTATGACTGACTGTGTTCTTCGTATAGAAGACACAAGTGTGTATGACTCACTCATGCCTTATGTTTGCCCTACTGTCCAAGTATTAGTACCTGGATATAGAGATTGCGTCACTTTTAATGATACTACTATTCCGGTAGTCAACAAAGGGTTTATTTTTAACCTCACGGCTTGTGATTTAAAAGTACAAACTGAATGTTGTGGTACAGAGTTTCACTCATTACCTGATGGAATTTATGTAATCAAATATGCGCTTTCTCCGCATGATAAAATGTATGTTGAATACAATCATTTGCGTGTTACAGCTTTAAGAAAAAAACTAAAAGAGGAGTGGTGTAAACTTAAATTGAGTGCATGTGAGCCGGTTCCAGAAACTAAGAATAAATTTTTATCTTTGATGGAGATTACTGGCTATATAGATGCAGCTCAAGCAAAAGCTGAATACTGTTTAGACCATGATCAGGCAATGGTTTTATACAACTATGCCAAAAAATTGTTAGATAATTATTCATGTAAACTTTGTTAAGATGGCACAAAATTGTCAAAATTGTGGAGTATGTACTTGTACAGGAACATACATTGTAAATGCAACAAATGGTAAATCTTGTTGCACTGCTTGTGTTAATACAGTCAATCAGCAAATTGCTGAAGGACAAATAAAGAAATAAAATGGCTAAAGATCTAGATAAAGCTTATTACTATACTGTTGTAGATTGTTGCAGCAATCAAGCGTATGTGTATCCTACAGGACATCCTTATGCGGGACAGCCTGTGTATATTAAATACACGGGAACTCATTTTGGTATTGCGCCTATAGATCTTGTAAATCAGCCTGAAATAATAACAAGTTTTACAGATTCATCAGGTAATGTAACCAATGGTTGTTTTATTTTAAAAGCTGCAAATCCACCAGCTGGACCAGATCCAGCAAATACACAAAATTGGTATGATGCTATTTACACTGCGGTAACGACAACACCAATGTGCTGTGATTGTAATACTTCATGTAACTCATTATTTTTTCAATGGGTGGGCGTTGGTGATATTGCACTAGGTCAACCTATTTATTCTTTTGTAGGACCAACTGGTTCATACGGTGGACATAATTATTATGAGATTCTTAATACTTGGACAGAACCAGTTGTATTTATTTGGTTTTCGGTAGATAATCAAGTTTGGTATTCATCAACTGTTTTAGGAGATGTATCAACTATTATTGACACTCTTAATTCAACAAACTCAATTCCAGCTGAAGAAGGTGCAATAACACCATGGCAAAGCGGAAGATTTCAATCTTACATTTGCAAAGCAATTGAGCCAGTTGTTCCAACAATAGATCCTTTTTTAAATTATCCAGAAGAAAGATACCAATTGACTTGTTGTTCAACAGGCGAACCTTTGGTTATAAATGGATTACCTGCTGTATTTGTATTTAAAGGAGAAACAAGTAATGACAATCATCCAGATGACTTTTTAGAAGTTGTTTTAACAACTATTAAAGACATTAATGCAAATGTTATTACCGGATGCTACCGCGTAACAGAAGCAGAGTGTTTTGAAGAATGGGAAGAAATACTTTGGCAAGACTTTTTTGTACAAACTGAATGTGTGAGTACATGTAAAGAATGTTTGCCAAAACCAGAAGTAATTCCTCCGATTACAAATCACAAAACAATTTATCCGGATTTCATTGTAAATAATGCAGAACCTTTTGATGCAGAACAAATATTCTGTGCATTTGGAGATGCAAACTATGAAAAAGTATTAGCCCTCAGATATGGAATACAATTCTGTTGTCCTACAGATCTAATGCAATCAACCATAGAACATGAAATCTTAAAAATGGATATTGCGGAGGATCCAGATGCATGTTGTCCAATAGCACCGCTTCCGGGCACATGTAAACAATATTCAGTAACAATTCCAATGGGAGTAGAAGGTTGGTTATATTTTAAGGATTGCGCTAGTGTTCAGAGAACAGTTATGTTTTATGAAGTGAGTACAGCTTATGATGTTTATGTATGCGGAATAACCGGTCAAACATCAACTGATATTTATATCCTAACAACTACTCAGGATTTACTGCAAGTGCAGTTTGCTGAAGGTGCAGACTGTAATTAAAATTAGGAAATTAAATTAAAAATTTGTATATTATTAGCTATGGGAAAGCCAACAAATACTAGAAGTTCTGGATGCGCTGTAACAACAAGCAATTGCGTTGTATGGCAAGGACCAGATTTATGTTGCATTAATTTGTGTCATGGTGATACAATTAGTGATGTCATAAATGAATTAGCTAAAAGAATTTGCAAAATCTTTGAAATGCTTGATGTTCAATCTTATGATTTATCAGAACTGATAGATAAAGAATGTCCACCAGCAAATTTTGTTGAGCTTATTCAATTACTTATTGATACTGTTGCAAAAGTCAATTTGGGAACATCTGTAACAGCAGGTGGAACTACTGGTTGTCCTGAATGCGAAATGGCAGTAGCTGCATGTTTTCAACAACAGTACGGAACAGTTATGTCAATGACTGAGTATGTAACCGCAATTGGCGTTAAACTATGTGATCAACAAATATTGATTCAAACTCAGAATAATGCTTTAGCGCAAATGCAACAACAAATTTCTGCATTGCAAGCACAGGTTAATCTTTTAATAGGCGGATAAGATGAAAAAGAAATGTACTCCGCAAAACAATGCGATTAAAATTAAAACTCCTGTTGAATGTCCAACACCGATTGTTCCTATAGTTGATGGATGTGTAGATCCATTTACATATGCGTGGAACATGGCGGTTAATCAAGCATTACTTGATGACACATCTTCTGTAGCAGAACATTTTGATAGGTTAACAGATAAAGGTTTAGTGGCATCAAGTGCAGCAAATGTATGTTGCCCTGATTGCACTGAAAATCCAATTTATGCTTTAGCGAGTGTTGAATCATTTTTAAAATTAGCTGAGGCTATAGGTTGGGTAAAGGATGATACAAATCAACCATGTTGTACAAACGTTCAAGCAAGTATAGAAACTTATTTAAAATACAATCAAGCTTGGCAAGTTGATCAACCAGAATGTTGTAAAACTGATTTTGAATCATGTTTAAATCAATTTTCAACTATTGCTAATTTAGATAGAATACTTGATAAAGGGGTTGTAGAAGCAAATGGTTTTGATGGAAATACTTTGCTTTGCAAAATTTATGAATTGTTTGTTAATACTCCGGAAGATTTATTGCAAGGTGCAACATTATCAGAAGTATTTGACCGCATTATAGATAAAGGTTTTGTTGCTTACTGTTGTGATTGCAATGTAATTATTGGTTCAATTGAAACATTTTTAAAATGGTGGGAAGCTACAGGCGGATGTGGAACTGTAACACCACCATTACAAGCATAAATTAAAAGAAAATGAGTTGTAAAAAATGTAAAACAAGTAAGTGTACATGTGAAGTAACTACATGTATCAATCCTTTGATCTACATGATGAAAGGAGTATTTTCTTTGGTAGGAACTGATTCAGATAATCTTACAGTATTGCAAATTTTAGCAAAGATTTCAAAAGGAGAAGAAATTGTTAAAGTTCCAATAGGTGACATTGCAGTTAATGCTGGAGTTGGAATTAAATATCCTGTTGATGCAGTTCCTGATAGACAACTTAAATTTACTTTAGATGTAACTACAGCATTGATTGAAACATTATCTGGAGGAATATCTATTTCAAATAACAAAAATCTTTGTTGTCCTGATTGCAAAAATGGAATATACTATTTAGGTGGTGCGCAAAGTTTTTTACAGGTACAGGAGTTTATACGTTATTCAACAACAAGAATTTGCTGTTTAGAACATGCGACTACTGTTGAAACGTGGTTAAAGGTATTGGAATCACTTGGTGGTAATGATTTTCCTTGTTGTCATACTGATTTTAATGAAGCATTCCAACAATGGTTTGATGCATCAAGTTCATCAAGTGCTAATTTTTATTTGGATGATCTTTTTCAAATTGGAATCTTAGAGTCCTCATCATTTAATGGATACAGCGGATTAGGTATTTTGTTTAACTATCTGCAATTAAACCATCCAGAATTAACTGCTGAAGACTACTTAAATATTTTAGGAGTTATTGTAAATTTGGGACTTGTTATTCAGTGTAACGGTTGTGAAATGATAATTGCTTCTGCAGAAACATATTTAAAATGGTGGGAAGCAACTAACGGTGGTGGTCCAGTACCTGCATAATTATAAAATTAAAAATTACTAAAAATGGGATGTTCATCTTGTCAACAAAATAATCATGTAGTACCAAGTACGCATGTACACAATTCAACTGCACAAGTTAATTGTGAATGTGCTTGTGGTTGTGAGGAACCGGTGTGCCCTACACCTCAACCATGTACTGAAATTACAGACAGTAAATGTATAATTTATACAGATGCTGCAATTCAATGTGGTAATGATACTGTAGTAACACAGAATGCATCTGTTTCTACAGCTCTAAACCAAATTGTAAATTATTTCTGTGCACAAAGCGGGTTAGTTACCACTAGTGATATTTTTTGCGGAGATATAGTAATTGTTCCTGCCGGATCAGCTATACAAGAAGCATTAGAAGCTGTAGTGAATTTTATTTGCAATATTCAATTAACTCCAGGACCGGAAGGCCCAGAAGGTCCACAAGGAATCCAAGGAGAAACGGGACCAGAAGGTCCACAAGGTGAACCGGGAACAAATGGCACAACTGCGTATAAATTTGTTTATGAAGAACTTTCAGTTTTAGGTGGTGATTTTATTGATATTACTAGACCACAATTAGAAGCTTGTGGTTTGGTTCCAACTGCGTGTTTGGGAAATGATAGTTTAGTTGATGAAGTTTGTGATTTGCATTTTCAAGTTTATTATTTAGACTCAGGAATTTGGTACAAAATACCAAATTTGCCATATTTTAGTACAGATCAAGGTTATGATCTAAAAATAGTAGATGCAACAGGAACAGTACGAATTCAGTTAAATATAACAGCTGTTGAAACACCTGTAAGAGTAAGAGTTGTTGTATTAGCATAAATTTTTAGACATGTGTGAAAACTGCGGAAATAATAAATGCTCTGGAAATTGCAATGTAATTCCTAAAGGGCTGCGTGGCCCAAGAGGTTATAAAGGTGATAAAGGAGATCAAGGCGAGCAAGGACCAATTGGTTTAACTGGTCCACAAGGACCGTCTGGTGCTCAAGGTTTGACTGGATTAACCGGACCTCAAGGGCCGCAAGGAATCCAAGGGCCAATAGGGCCACAAGGACTACCAGGAATAGGCGGATTACCCGGAGCAAATGGTATTGATGGAACAAACGGTAATGATGGAGCACCGGGAGCAACTGGTGCACAAGGTTTACAAGGTGATCAAGGTCTTTCTGGTCGCGGAGTTGCTGTATTTGTTCAAACTAGCCAACCAACTCCAGCAGACTTTAATGCGCAATATGGCGGTATTGACGGATTTGGTATAAACTTTATTCCTGGAAATAATGCACTAAGACCTGGTGATATTTGGATTCAATCATGCACACCATAATTTATGAGCAACTTTAAAATATTTGATGGTACAAATTGGGTAGATCCATGTAATTGCAATATTAGCATATTGGAAATTGATGGAGTAACTTACCGTTTGCTTAATCCAAATCTTTGTATCATAAGTTATTTTGATGGAACTAATTGGTGTCCTATAACATGCCCTTGTCAATGTCCAGATGGATACACATTTAACCCTGCAACAAATTCGTGTGAATCAACAAGCGTAGTTCCCGCAATTGCAACCGGTGGAACTACTGTTCCTATTATTGCCGGTGGCCAAAGTCCAGCTTATGGAAGTTCAGGAGCCAGATTATATGAAGATATTTCAGCTAAACCTTTTCCTTTAAATGGGTGGTCGGATTCTACTCTATGTCCTGTAGGATCACCTGGGTGTACTCTTGGTTATCAAGTTTATGATAATGCAGGTGTTGGAACGCTTTTAAATATTGATGAAGTAGCTGTAGCAGGGAATACCGTATTTGTTAACACTGGTGCTAATAATGACAGGTTAAACAATATAGGTCTATGGGCTACAGGATATGGAATTAATCAGTGGTTGCCTGTAGAATTTTGTATTAATATACCTAATGAGCAAACATACATATTTGCTATTGCAGGAGATAATCAAATTAGAGCGAGTATTACATCTTCAACGTTTATGGGAGGTGTAACTAATTTTGATCTTGTGAATTTATGGGCTTCATTTAATCCAAGCGGTACTCCTCAAAGTGCAGGTGTAACAAGAACTTTTACTTTGTGGCACATGTTTCCAATTACATTACCTGCAGGAAATCATATTTTGCAATTATCCGGTTATGATTTTGGAACACCTGCGGCATTTGGAGCTGAAATTTATAATATACCTGTTGGTTCTCCTGGAGATGTTTGGCCTGTAAATCAAACAATGCATGCATTTATGACCAGTACTGCTGTTACATTAGCAGATTTTGCGCCATTTATTGAATTTACTACTGAAAGTTTGATACAAACTCCACCCTTATTAATTGCGGCTCCGGGTGAAACTATTACTTGGACTTGTCCAGATGGTGGACCTGTAGATTTTTGTAATGGTGCACCACAATGTATTGTTACAGATTCTATTCCGTGTGGTCAAGGAAACCCATTAACAAGTACTACTGAAATAAATATTTGGTTTGATAATTCAGGTTCAATGAATACAACATTGCAACCTTTGCAGATTATGCAATCAACTATTCTTCAAGCATGTTTATTACCTATTTACAATAATGATGTAACTCTCTATAATGAAAGAGTCAAGGTTTTAAATATGTTCTCCGGAACAGGATGGGATTATAATGAAAGATTTATTAGATGTTTAGCAGAAGAAAGAAATTTTCAAAGAGCAACAGACACAACAGTTGATCAAGTAATAAATTTAACTTTTGCTGATGAATCTAACATATATGGTTACGGAGGATCTGCACCATTTAATAATGCTTCGCGTACAGCAGGCTATGACACAGATATTGCTTATTTAAGAAATATAATGTCCACTGTTGCATACACAATAAAAGGAACTGCTTTTAGAGTAAATACAGGTCCTAATCTTTATCCGGGATTCCGTGAGTTGACTAAAGCTACTTTTATAAACAACGGTGCATACAATGTTCCTAATAATGTATCTGACTACTACTCAATAAACTTTAACTGTAATTTAGACACACTGGCTGGAAGTACACCAACTTACTATAGAGATCAAATAGTTGCTGCTCTTACAGCTTTAGGAATAAGTGTCCCAGTTTGTCCATAAATAATAAATGATATGTGTAATTGTAAAGGAAGTTGTGATTGCAAGAGCAATGAGATAAAACTAAGAGGACCAAGAGGATTTGTTGGACCGGCTGGTCCGCAAGGTCCCGTTGGACCACAGGGTATTCAAGGGTTGCAAGGTGCACCTGGTCCTCAAGGAGTACAAGGGCCTCAAGGTGCTAGTGGTGCAGCTGGAACTCCGGGAGCCATTGGTCCTGCCGGACCACAAGGTGCTGCCGGAATACCTACATCTATTGAAGATACAACAACTGTAGATCTTAGTTATACTGCAGGCGTGTTGAGTGCAAAAGTACAAGATACAGGATGGGTAAATTTACTTGGTTTTAATCACTACTCTACGGATCCTACTATGACGGTTAAAAGACCACAAGTAAGACGTATTGGGAATGTTTTGCACTTTAGAGGTAGTGTAGTTATCCCATTAGAAGATTTTACTAAAGTTGGTTCTGTTGTAACATGGTTATATAAACAAGGTACAAATACTTATGAAGGCGTATCATCTCCTACATCTCCCGCTCATGGTAAAAAACCATATACTGGATCAGGTGGTGTTAGTATAAGTACATCTGGAGGTTTAACTTTTAATAATGGAAATAGTGTAATTCCTGCTTCAGTTTTACCTGCCGGGTATGTTTTAGACAATAGTTACAGCATTGGATGGAGATTAAACTGGAGAGCTATGGATACCGGTAGTTGTAATACAGTATTAACTTCTTTTGCAAATGTTGGTATTAGTCCTGCAGGTACTTTAGTGTGGGGATGTCTTGCAGATTTAGAAGAAAGTTTTGTTTCAGGATGCCGCCCAGGAGCGTGGAGCACATCTGCATTAAATTATGCAGTTTCTAATGTAACAGAAGGTCATCAAGTCACAGATTTTAAATCTGCAGTTAATGTTCACGATAGTGTTTCATCAAGTAATCAAGATGCACGACCTTTTTTCAAAACAACGGAGGAATATCCAATTAGCATTAATGCAAATGATCCAAATGAGATTGGAGGATTTTGGATTATCATAGACGGATTAACCGGATTTATAGGACCATGCGTTGAAACAATACCGACACCTACACCAGTGTGTTAAAAAAAATGTCACAGAAGGTTGGTTTATGTGACTGACTAGGATGAACCCCGGAGCAATCTGGGGTTTGTTTTACTATTTAATTTGTATTTTTGAGGATAAATTAGTATATTATATGCAGGTTGACTTAAATAAACCAAGAGTAACTGAGAAGAAGGGAAAAGTAATTAACTATAAAGAAGTTAAAGACTTTAATAAGTTGCACCCAAAGTACAATTTAGATAAGTCTGCAATCATAAAAATCATGAGAGCATTTAATTCAAACATGGCAGAAGAAACAATGAACAATATTTATGGAGTAATACTTCCTGAAAATATTGGTGCTGTGTTTATTAATAATGCTGGAAAAGCAAAGGGTAAGTCTATAGACTACGCTAAGTCAAAGTTGGCAGGAAAAACAGTTTATCATAAAAATTGGGATACAGATAACAACATGATGCGAATTGTGTATATTAATCAAACCAAAAGAACCATGGTAAAAAATGCTAACATGTTTTCATTTAATCCTCTTCAACAGTTCAGAAGACAAGCCAGTGCTTATTTTAAAAAGCATTGGGCTAGATGTCTTTGTGTAAATTATAATTCCACTGTTGATATTAACATATAGCCATGACAACAATAAGAGAGTCCATATCAAGAATTAGAAATGTCTTCAAGTTAGTAAATGAAGATGCATTTTTAACAGACCGTTTTATTTACAGCTTGCTTATAAAGTATTCAAAAGCTTTAATTAGAAGACAAGATGTAGAAAATAAATTAATGCAGTACGACAGCTTATTTGAAACATTGCCGTATGTTGAGTTAATTGAAGTGGACCGAATTGAAGCAGACTGCGCTAGAATAAAAACTGGATGCAAGATTATGCGAACCAAAAACAAACTTCCAAAGTTAATGTCTGGAAGTAATGGTCCAATCTTTAGAACAATTGCACCAATTGATGGGAGCGATGTGTTTCAACAATGTTTGGCTGCAGTTTATGTTTCTATGACACAATCAACAAATTTTAAATACAACAAGACGCACTACTATTGGTACAAAAATGGGTACTTGTATTTTCCAGATATTGTTTGGGATGCTGTATCTGTAGAAGGAATGTTTGAAGAACCGGTTGATGCTTTTTGTAATGAGAATGATTCTGATTGCACACAAGCTCAAGATAGAAATGTAACAATTCCAGATTACATGTTTGCTGAAATTGAACAAATGACTCAACAAGAGTTGATGACACTTGCCAAACTTCCACCAGATACTGGAGATAATTCACAAAATATACTGAGATAAGATGCCAAATACTTTTTTAAATTACAGAACTTATGATCAGTTATTGGCTGAGATCCAATCTGATTTTAAAAAATACTACTTAGAAGATTTTATTAATCCTCAAGAGTTCATCAAAGTTGCAAAAAGATGCAACTATGAATTAGGACTTAGGATTTTTAAAACCAAAGAAGTTGTATTGGATATAGAAAAAGGAAGAGCAAAGCTCCCTAATAACTTTCAGGTATTGAATTTTACATTCATGCTGATTGATCATTTTATTGTTGAGCCATTGATTTCTGGAACACATGTTGAAAGTGTTAACTTAGGGCCAGTTTATAATCCAGGAAATTGGAATGATGTAAATCTGTGTTCTCCTGCACTTGCTCCTACAGAACCAAGTTGTGAGCCGTGTGCTGTTCCTCATCCACATAGTTGCAATGATTGTGGTTCTAAATATGAAACATGTTCGTGTAAACCTATAGGAGATGTAAAGTTAGATTGCAAAGGTAATTTTGTGGCCTTAACCCAACACTTTAAATATCACACGAGGAGATGGACAACTATGCGTTCTATAAGAATGATAAATAGCCCTGATGTTGTAGATCCAGATTGTCCAAATAAAACGTGGCAGGCTAGAGATACCGCCTATATCAAAGATGGATTTATATACACATCTTTTAAAACAGGAAAGCTGTATGTGAACTATCAAGGAATGATGGAAGATGATGATGGAAACTTATTGGTTCCGGATCATGATATGCTTAATGAGTTTTATGAGTATGCAATTAAACAACGCGTATTAGAAAACATGATTATGAATGGTGAAAATGTAAATGGAAACCAAATTCAAATCATTGAACAAAGATTAAGAGCAGCTAGAAACAATGCATATAGTTTGGTAAATACACCAAACTTTAGTGAACTAAGACGCATCTGGGAAGTGAATAGAAAAGCTCAGTATCATAATTTTTATAACATGTTTAGATCTTACTAATTATGGCAAAGCAAAGAAGCGGTGGCAGTTCTACATTTAAGAATCAAAAAACATTTGATAAATCACTTGTAACAGATACAAGTGATTTTCATTTACCGGAAAATTCATGGACTTATGCCAGAAACGCAATTAACAATACAAGAAAAGGGGACTTAGGTAAACTTAGCACTGAGCCTGCTAATAACTTCTGTACATTTGTTCCATATACAATTATTGGAGCATTACACTTAGAAGAAGACAAGTGGGTAATTTTTTCTACAAATAACACTGATTCTGAAATTGGTCTTTTCAAAGAAGGCACTTGTTCTTACAATACTATTGTAAATGACAAATGTTTAAATTTTCATACTGATAATCTGATTAAAGGAATCACAAGAGCAACTTTTGATTGTTCTTTTAATGCTTATTGGGATGATGGTCGCAATGTATCCAGAGTATTGGATATTGGAGATGTTCCATGGAAACAAATTTGCACAACTGTAAATGGATGTACAACTTGTGTAGATACAGATGAATTAGATTGTGATAAAATTAGATTGGAATCTTTCATTGAAACACCATGCATTAATATTGTTAAAGGAAAGGGTGTAGCAAGTATTTTAAATGGTACATATCAAGCGCAAGTAGCTTATATGGAAGATGATCAACGAGTAACTGATTACTTTATTCCATCTAATCCATTAACTCTTTTTGATCATACTAATGTCAATAGCTCTATAGATATTTACATTTCCAATTTAGATGTCAATTTTGACAGTTATGAATTGGTGTTGATTTCAACTATAAATGAAAAAACTGTAGCTAGAAGGATTGGTACTTATAGCACCAGACAGAATGTTGTTTCTATAGATTATATTGACATCACTCTTCCGGTAGTTCCATTAGCGGATCTAACGGTGATTACTCCAATTCCCGATAAGTCAGAAGCTATATTTAATGTTGGCCAGTATGCTTTAAGAGTAGGGCCAACAACAAAGTTTGACTTTAATTATCAACCTTTGGCAAATCAAATTGGAACTTTTTGGCAATGTGTAGAGTATAAGGATGAATACTATAAAAGCGGAGGAACTAATATTGGATACATGCGTGATGAAGTGTATTCATTTTTTATTCGGTTTGTCTATAACACAGGTGATAAATCAAATAGTTATCATATTCCAGGACGCGGTGCAGGTCAATTTTATTTAACAAATGATGCTGGTGGAAATGCAGGTGCTATATCTGAAGTTGCACCTTGTCCTGCTACAATAAATGATATTGAATCTCCTGATTACACACCAAGAGTATTTGAGGTTTATAATACAGCTACTTTAATATCAACTCCAAATACACCAACACCTGATGGCGGACTATTAGTTGCAGAAGGACAAATGGGTTATTGGGAGTCAGTTGAATTATATGATGATAAACATCCAGAAATTTGGAACTCAAATGTACCTGGTAGACCTGATTGGAATTTATGTGGACAACCAATTCGTCACCATAAGTTTCCAGAAAATGTAATTACTTCTGGTGGATCTACTACTACAATCACCAACCATTATAAAGATGGTGGAGATAAAATTAGAATAATGGGTGTTAGATTTGATAACATTCAGCCGCCTGTAGATAATAATGGAAATGTAATTACAAACATTGTTGGATATGAAATTTTAAGAGGCAACAGAACGGGATCTAAGTCAGTTTTATACAAAGGGCTTATTAATAACATGTTTCAATATGATGCGCCTAACTTAATAACAAACAGAACAGCATTGTATGCAAATTATCCATTTAATGATTTAAGACCTGATCCATTTATTTCATCTAATCCTTTGCCAACTAGTTACGAACCACTTCAAGGAGGTTTGATAAATTACACACCTAATGCAAATTATAGTAAAAAACACTTTACTTTTCATTCTCCGGATTGCATGTTTGCAAGACCATTCTTAGTAGATGATGAAGTTAAAATTTATGGTGCGGCATGGGGAAATAGTCAAGGTGCTTATGTTGAACCAGAAAATCATCCGCGTCATAAATTTATAACTGATGTATCTTTTATTACAGGAATTGTAGTTGGATTTGGTTATGCAATTACTAAGATGATTGGTTCTCGTGAAGCAAAATACCGCGGATACCAAATTGATAATGATCCAATTTTTGCTGGTTCATCAACATCTTCAGGTAACGTTGTTCCATTGGGAGCAGTATTAACTGCGGCAGAAACTGCGGCTTTGGGTACAGTTGGTGTACAAGGTATGGCCGATGCTTTAAGTGGACAAAATATTGGTGTAGCATCAGCAGTAGGTGGTGCTCAAACAGGACTACTTACAGCTTCAAGAACTGCGGCTCAAGTTCCATTAACTGGGGTTACTACAGGATTTGTTGAGATTACATATAAAGATCAAGATGCTGCTCCTGGTATATTAAAAGGAGCATTATTGGCATTAGGTAATCCAATGTTTTTAAGTTACATGGCCGCAGGTGCTGATACAACTTTTAAGTTAATAGAGTCATTAGGTGCATGGCATCAATTTGCTTTACAATATCAATCATTGTGTAAGTATGAAAAATTTGCCGCGCCTTATGCAAATAACAGAAGACGCAGAATAAATGATGCTAGATACTTAAATCCTGGGGTACAAGATTATTCAACAAATTATATTGTTAATCACATTTACAGAAATGAAACTGTGATGTTTGATACACCTGTTAATATTGAAAATATTACTGGAGCAATAGTAGATGTTTCTAGACCACCTAGAGTTTCAACAATGCCAGCTGACAGACATCTTGATAATTTTTCTAGAAGAGCCTCTTCGCATTATGTTGCACTTAAAACAAGACTTCGTAATCAATATGGACAGTTGCAATCTATACGACAACTTTTGGTTTCTTCATGTGTAACACCTATAGCAACAACTAATTCACCTGTACTATTTGGTGGTGATACTTATATTGGAAAATACTCTGAAAAAAACACTTTGTTTTATTTTCAACAATGGTTAAATGGTCAACCAGATGGTGCTATTTTAAATTACAATAAGCAAAAAATGTTTGAGTGGACAGCCTTTTGGATGGACACTGATCCTTTTGATTTAATGGAGTTTGTTCAAAGTGTTCCTGCAGCTTTACAAACTGCAATAACTTCGGGTTCAATATCAACATTCTTTTCAAGTTTGGTTACTCCAAGTGATAAACATTGTTTTGATAGATTGAATGGACAAAACGGTGTGTTTTTGTTGAAAAGAGCATACATGTATTTATTCAATTCAGGTGTTCGCGATTTCTTTGTAGAATCAGAGTTTAATGTAGATATGCGTGACTGGCAAGACACAGATGCTAAAAAACATTATCCAATTCTTTCAGATTTAAAAACCATATTTAATATGAACTTGATTAAGGCAGACAACTATTATCAAATTGATAGAAGTTTGTCATGGTCATTTATGGCAAGTCAAAAGATTCCATGGGGAGTAATGCAGGCTAGAGATTACAATCCATTGCTATCTGAAACATGTTATACAAAATACCCAAGAAGATTACTGTATTCATTGCCACAAGCAGCTGGTGCGCAAAATGTTTCACTTGCTAAAAAAGATCAATGGAGAGTATTCTTACCAAATAATTATGCTGATTATGAAAGTAATGTAACATCTATAAAACCAATTAATAGAACAGCCGCGCTGATTTTGTTTGAAAATCAAGCACCGGGAATGTTACCGGGTGTAGATGAAATGCAAACAACAGGTGGTGCCAATATCACAATTGGCGATGGTAGATTATTTTCAAGACAACTACAGCAATTATCAAACTCTGAGTTATCTTATGAATATGGATCATGTCAAAGTAGACTGTCTGTACTAAATACGCCAGCCGGTGTATTCTGGATGAATCTTAACCAAGGTAAGATATTTTGTTACGCGGGTGGATTAAAAGAAATCTCACTTAAAGGAAATAGATTCTGGTTAAACATTTACTTGCCGTATAAACTCCTAGAAGACTTTCCAACATATTCTGTTACAGATAATCCTGTTGCTGGAATTGGATGTCAAACTATTTATGACAATGAGTACAGTTTGGTTTATTTCTGTAAGAAAGATTACAGACTAAAGAAAAACTTGCCGGTAACAGTAGAATATATTGGAGGTTCTAAGTTTTTAATTAACGGTGTGTTTATTGCCAAAACAGGGGATCCGCTTTATTTTGATGATTGTTCATGGACTTTGAGTTATGATCCAAAAATTGAAGAGTTTGTGTCATTCCATGATTGGCATCCAGATTTATCTTTAGGAGCAAAGAATACATTCCTTACAACTAAGGATAATAGCATTTGGAAACACAACAATGTTTGTAACAAATATTGTAATTACTATGGTGAGGATTATCCATTTGAAGTTGAGTTTCAGTTAGACAATAAACTTGCTGTAGCAACTATGCGCAATGTTGAATACTACATTGAAAGTTATGTTTATGATGAGCAAAACTGTTATGACCGTTTCCATGTATTAGATCATGGATTTGATGAGGCTATAGTTTACAATTCAGAACAAGTTTCCGGATTACTTAAACTACATCTTACACCAAAGAATAACTTGCCATTGTTGCTTACATTCCCAAATATTCAAACTAACTACATCAATATCTTGTTTTCTAAAGAAGAGCAACAGTACAGATTTAATCAATTCTGGGATGTAACAAATGATAGAGGTGAGTACAGTGGTGCTGAAGAAAGAATTTGGATGACGGAAGATAATGGTTACATTCGCAATTTGAATCCTGTAAACTTGAACTACAACAAGCAAGAATTTCAAAGAAAAAAGTTCAGACATTTTAATAATAGAGTAATTTTAAAAAGAACTAAAAACAACAATGTAGAAATCCTTGTGAGTTTGGCTGCAAGTAATCAGCAATTATCTCACAGATAAACATTTTATAGTTAAGATAAGTAAAAATTTTTTTGTATATTAAAACACAAGCAAGATTAAAAATGGAAAATCCACAAGCCCAAATGCCGCAAGGTCAACCAGGACCGGCTCCAGAACAAATGCAACAAGGTCAGCCTCAACAAGGTGGTCAAGATCCGCAAATGCAACAAATAATGCAATTGGTTCAGCAGATGATGCAACAAGGTGTACAACCTGTTGAAGCTGCTGCTGAATTATTAAGCAAACAAGTTCCGCCTGAAGTTATTATGCAGGTATTTGTTCAAATGGGAATGCCGGAGCAAGAAGCTCAAATGGCTATTCAACAAGCTATGGAAGGTGGTCAACAGCAACAAGGTCCAGGTGAAGAACAAATGGAAGGTCAAGCTAGTGCTCCACAAGAAGAAATGGCTGAACAAGGTGCACCTGCTCCAGATCAAGGTGGACAACCATCTCCTGCTGAAGAAATTCAAATGAGATATGGTGGTCGTATGCCAAGACGTTTGCGTTCATACGCTGAAGGAGGTGACAATCAAGAAATGCAAGCAGTAATGCAGCAAGTTCAAGATATGATGCAAAAAGGTGCAGACGCTAGACAAGTTATGGAACAGATACAAGCTGCTGCACAACAAGGTCAGATTAGTCCTGAAATTGCAACATCTGTAATAGAGCAACTAAGCGGAATGCAACAAGCAACAAATCCTCAAGGAGATGACGCAACTATGACCGCACAGTCACAAGATCCACAACAAATGGATCCAAACATGGCTGCTCCAGAAGCGCAAATGATGAAATTTGGAGGGAACCTTAAAAAATTAATGTCCCGTGCTTACGGTGGACCAGCAGTTGCTCCTGGAACTGATTCTAAAACTTACGCAAAAGATAGAACATCTATGTTTGTTGGTGCTGTTAAAAACAGTGCATTTAAGTCTACACTAGATGATGAGTTTCCAAGTCTTAGTGGAAATCAAATGGCGTATGGCGGTGATCTTCCTAAAGCTGTAGATGGTTTTGATGTAACAAAATATAAAACTGCGGATGAAGCAGAACTAGCGGCTTATCGTTACAGACAAGGATTAAGTCCGGAAGAACAAGCTAAGTTTGATGTTGCAGCAACTTTAAAAACATGGAAAGCACCTGAACCAACTTATGAGGCTGGTAAGAATTATCAATATGATCCAAATACAAAACAGTTTAAAGTTGTAGATGCAACTCAAAACCAAGGTTACAATTATGGTACAAGTGCAATAAATCCTGTAGCATATCAAAACCCAATGGGTAATGGTCTTTGGGGTAACATGTATGCGGGTGCATCTCCATTTGCAAGAATGGTATCTGGTTTTGGTACAAATAATATGTATGATCCTCGTATTACTGGAGCTAACTTGCCAGGTGGCATGAATGCTAATCAATTTCTTGGAGCCATAGGTGGGGTTGACAAACTAGCATCAGGAATGACTGGTACTGTAGGAGATCAAACATGGCGACTTGGTGAGGCTGAAAAATTCAAAGAAGGAAGTATTTGGAAAGGCAACAGAAGAAAAGGAGTACGTTACACAATTGATTGGGGTACTGCGGGAGCAATGAATCCAGCAGGGCCTCAAAATAATCCAGCTGCAACTACAACTAATCCTGCAGCTACAACTACTACAAATCCACCTGCTACAAAACCACAAGGTTCATTAAGTACAATGACACCAACAGGTGGTTCTGGCATGGGAGCAATGGAAAGAATGGATGAAGATCCATTTAGCGTAACAGCAACAGTTGATAATTCAGCACCTGCTAGTACTTCAACAAGTTCAACTACTACAACTACACCTCCAGCAAATACTTCAAACTCGCAAGTTTCTACTAAAACAGGTGGTTCTGGTATGGGTATGTTAAATGAAGGAGATGATTTTTTATCAACAAATGAACCAGCTGTAACAACAAATAACCCGGTTGTAACAGCTAATCAAGCTGTAGTTTCTCCAGGGCAATCAAATGTTATTCAAACATCTACTGAAGTAGATCCAGCACTTCAAAATATGGCTGGAAAAGCAGGTTTTACAAATCCAACTGGTGATTTTGTAGGAAACATTGATCAAACCCAACCTGTTTCAACTACTTCAACTGTTTCAAGTCCTAATTCATCTGCTGGATATTTTCCAAATGAAGAAGATGAATTTATGTATCCTAGCATGAAAAGTTATGGTGGTAACATTAATCCAAAGGATTTAAAAAATGCAATAGCTTTAATTAACCGTGCATTTGGAGGAATGATTCCAAGAGCAAATAATGGATTAGACTTAGGTTCTGAAGATGCAGATGGAAACGGCATTCCTGATTACTTACAAGCTAGTAGTTTACCAGCGAATCAACCAAATCCATTTAACAAAACCGGAACAATTGAACAATCTGCAGGTAAAAAACTAGATATTAATTGGAATCAAGTTGCAGGTGCTGCTGGTGACATGTATATGAACGCTGCTTCTAAAGTAACTAACTTTGCAAACAAAATGAATGCAATGAATCCTGAAAGGGATGCAGCTAGATTTTCTGCACTAAATCGTTCAAGCAATACTTATGATACAATGAAGCAAGGTCTATATGATCAAGCTGGAAACTTTATTCCAAATGACATTGGTAATCAAGTTCTAAATCCTACAGATACATACTATAACAACCAAAGACAAATCTTTGCTTATGGTGGGCGTGTATATGAAATTGGAGGAGAGGTAGATTTAGATGATAATGAATTGGCGGAACTAGCTGCGGCTGGATTTAAACTTTCAAGAGTATAATTATGGGTAAGTACACAATAACTGGTTTTCCTAGTCAAGAAGTACCAAAAGTAACTTTATCAAAAGTTCTTGGTCCTGTAAATAGGAAGATGGCTAATGTTGAAGCTGAGAAAGGTGAAACAGTAGTTACAAACATGAGTAGAGGTTTAAACAACATCTATGAAATGTATGCAATTGGCGGTAAGAAACACAGTCAAGGTGGAACACCTTTGAACTTACCTACCGACTCTGATAAAGAATCTGACGGCACATCATTTATTTTTAGTGATAACAAAAAGATGATTGTCAAAGATCCGGCTATTTTGGATTACTTTGGAGTTGATACTAAAAAGCCAAAAACATTTGCTGACATTTCAAAAAGCTGGCTTGATGCAATCAATACATCTAAGCAAATTCTTATTGATGACACTGCAGATAAAATAAGCAAGAAATCAGCCCAAATGTCAATGGACAATGCTGCATTTAAAATTGCTGCTTTGAAATTACTTCAGGAATCCCGTAAAGGATTCAAGGATGGTATTCCAAATGGATTATCTCCATTTTTTGATAAATTGCAAATTGATCCAAATGAAATGTTTGCAATGAATCAACAAGATGCTAGTGCAGCTAATCAAGCTGTTGCTAAAGCTATGGGCGGCATGGCTAGAGATTTTGCAACAACTAATGAGCAATATCCATTTCCTTCATTAGCTATGGGCGGTCAGCTTCCGCATTATACAGAAGCAGGCGATGTTACAGAAGCAAATAATGAAAAGAAAACAGAGGAGCCGAAAAAAGAAGATCTAAACTGGGGTACAGTTAATACAAATTCTAAAAAACAGTATGACTATATTGTAAATAAACTATCTACTAATGAAAAGTTTAAAGCAGCTTTATTTGAAGAATATAAAAGAGCTGCTGATCAAAGAGATAACTGGGGTAGAGGTTACAATGCTCAGTTTGATAAAGATCCTAAAAACAAAGAAAAAATTGTTAGAAAATCACCTGAAGAAGTATTCCAGGATTATCTTGAGTTTCAAAAAAGAAATTTAATTCTGCAATCACATGGTAAAAAAGTAGAAGATACAGATCAAAATCCATCAGCAAAAGGAGCAGTTTCTAATAAAGATATTACTCAATGGTCTGCTGAATTAGGTGTTCCTCTTCCTAGTATGGATAAAGCAACACAAGAACAATTATCTTACATTGCTTTTGAAAACTTATCTAAAAACAGAGATGTTTATGATCAAGAATTAAAAGATGTAATGAAGCCATTTGGTGCTAATCCTTATGGTGTAGCTGATGAAGTTGTTGCGGGAACAAAAGCTGGTGAAAAAGGAAAAATCTCTAAAGCAGATGGCGCATATACAAATACTACAGCCGGAGAAATATCTTATTTTACCGAACCTGCTGGCCCATGTCCAGCATGTCCAGATGGAACTGTTCCAGAAAGACAACCTGATGGAACTTGTCCTTGTACTCCGCCAATTGAAAAACCATGCCCTACATGTCCGGATGGAACAACTCCTACAAAAAATGCAGACGGTACTTGTCCTCCTTGTGAAACAAAACCGCCAGCATATAAAAAATTAGGTGAAACTACTCCGCTTGTAAATCCTTATGGCTTTAGAAGAGAAGACTTGGCTTCACTTAATCGTGCTGTACAAGCTAGATTTGAAATTCCTGAATTGCATCCTTGGGCTAAGTCTGCTGAAGTTGTTATGCCGGATCGCGCATACTATTCACCGGAGAGAACAATTGCTGCTAAGAATGAGCAGTTGAATCAAATGATGCAAGGTGTTAAAGCATTTGGAAATGCTCAAGCAGCTGGTGCAACAGCTATGGCTTTAAGTGGTCAAGCTTATGGTGATGTAGCAAATGCTATTAGCGACTATGCTGATAAGAATGTCGGTGTATTCAATGCAGGCGAACAGTACAATGCACAATTAGCAAATGCTAGAAATGCAGCGGATGCGCAATTGGCAACAGGTCTTTATGATAAAGAGAACATCTTAAAGCAAAGTCTTGCAAATTCCATCAGTGCTGCTAAAGATAAAATTACGCAGTTGTCTAATCAGGCATACACTAATGCGGCTAACATCTACAACTTAAATACCACAACGGAGAACTTCAAGAAAGATCCATTTACAGGTATTATTACTAAGATGAATGATAGAGCCATTACACCGGTCAAAGATAACTCACAAGAGTTTGGACAAGAGTTTAATGCTTTTGCTAAATCAACTCCTACATTGAGTCCTGACATGCAAATGAAAGCATTCTTAGCAATGAAATCTGGTAAATATGTAATTGAACCAGATGATCAAGTTACTAAGTCAAGTGAATTGAATAACACTGATGTTCGGTCTTAACTAATTTTTGTTTAGGCTTTAATTAATATATTTACAAGAAAAATGGCAACATATACAGGTCAAACGGATTACATATCTCAGATTCAGCCAACTGAGCCAAATCTGGCATTTGACGCACAGATTCTTCAAACAAAGCAATCTAAGTATGATGCAAATCATAAAAAAGTAAGCGAGCTTTACGGCTCATTGTTGAATGCATCTATGACGCGTACAGATAATATTGCAGCAAGAGATGAGTTTTTTCAAATCATCAATGACGATATTAAAAGAATGGGAGGTTTGGATTTTTCATTAGATCAAAATGTTCAAGCAGCAGCAAGTGTGTTTCAATCTATTTATACCAATAATAACATTGTTAAAGACATGGTATGGACAAGAAACTACAACAATGAAGTTGATAGAGGTGAGTCATTTAAAAATTGTTTAGATCCTGCTAAATGTGGTGGCCAATGGTGGGAAGAAGGTGAAAAATATCTTCAATACAAAAGAGCTGAATTTAAAAATGCAAGTGCAGGTGATGCAATGAATATGGCTGATCCAGAATTTGTTCCTTATACCAATGTAATGGAAAAAGCCATGAAAATTGCTAAGGATGCTGGATTAAGTATTACAATGGATTCATTTAGCCCGGATGGTCAGTATTTAATTACTACTAAAAATGGGATTCAGTTAAAGTCCCCGTTGACTCAACTTTTTGGAGAAACTATTGGTAAGGATCCTAATGTTCAAAAAATGTATCAGGTTAAATCCTATACACAAAGAAAAGACTGGATGTATAGTAAAATCAATATGGGTGAGTATGCAGATGAAAATGCAGCATCAATTGGTTACTTTAAAGAAAGAAATGATGCTGTACAAAAAGCATTAAGAAAGCAAGCTGACGATTTAAATGTTGATCTTGGATCTTTAGGAGAAAAGTATGAGAGTTTAAAACGCGATTATGAAGAAGGAAGAATCAAAGAAGGTAGTGATGAGTACAATGTTCTTGTAAGTTTACCACAATTGATGCAAAACGCAACTGAAGCAAAATCATATACAGATATGATGTTAAAAGCTCAGGCCAATTCAGGTAATGCGCGAGGACTATCTGCTTTGGGTGATTATGCTGATCAACAATCCGCTGCAGATTTTTATGCGGCAGATATTGATAAAGCTGCACAAACACTTGCTTTTAAAGATTCTGAAGTTAAGTATGAAGCAGATGACTTTGCTTTGAAGGCTGTTGATTTTAAATATGATCAAGCATTAAAGCAACAAGACTTTGCTAATGCAGTAGCTTTGGAAGGAGTTAAAGCGGCAAATGAAATGAAGTTGCAAGAATGGAAGTTAGAAAAAGGTCTGTATAACGATAAGATTAATGGCGGTGCAGGTGGATACAAACCAGCAGATATTAAGGCTTATGAAAATACAGAGATTGATGTTTCTAAATGGAATCCTGAATTAGAAACTTATAAAATATACATGAAAAATCCAGATGCTACTACAGCAGATATGGGTAATTTTACTGTGCCTACAGGAAAAGATGATTTGGCTAAATATAGAAAAGCTCAAAGAGAAGCGCGTTTGAATTTGACAAAACTCAAAAATGATGCAAATGCAAAGGCATTAAAGATTGGTGAAAATCCTAAATACACGGATGTAATTACTGCATTAGAAATTAAAAAATCTGGCATGTCTGAGGCTTATCTAACAAATTATTATCAAAGAATTTTAGATAAAGGTTTATCTGCTGGTTTGGATAAATGGACAATTGACCAATATTTTACTGGTCAAAAAGGAAATACTAATGAATCTCTTTATTATCAGTTAGAAAAACTTGGTAGAGAAAGAGCGGCCTATGCTGAAAAAATGAAAAATAAAGGTAAAAAATAAACTTTAGAATTATGCCTGTAGATTTAAATAAAGTAATGCAGCAAGGTTCTCAGCAACTTGCTGAAAAAAAACCTGAGTTATTTGATAAAGATCCTAATACAATGCCAGCTGGTGTAAAGCCACAACCAGGTGCACCAAAACCAACTGCTCCTAAAGCTCCAAAAGCATGGGATCAATATCAAAAAGTTATTGATGCTCATGAAGGATGGGACGATGTAGTAAATTATAGTAATTCATTGCACATGATGAAGGCTATAAATGGAAGATATGATAAGATGTTGTCAAATAAAGAACTTGATCCTGCAGCAAAGGAAACACTCAAGATCTTAATTAATTCTTCTAAAGGTGCAATGGATGAAATGGTAAAGATTTCAAGCGGTGTAGGTGATCCAAAGCTATTTGAAAAATACAGAAAAAATGCGGACACAGCAGAAGCAAAAATATCCATGATGCTAGGTGCACAAACTAAAAGTAACTATGTATATGATCCTGATAAAAAAATAATTGTTGATAGAACAACTTTTGAAATTGATAATCCTGTTCCTAAAGCAAGAGATAAAACAACTACTCAAGCTAATCCTGGTGGCGGAGGTGTCAATCCGTTTGCCGGATTTTTGCAAATGAAAAATTACACTTTTAATTCAGGTGAAAGAGTAAAAAAAGAAGTTAATCCTTTAGTAACAACTTGGGGTAGAAATGCATTTAACTTGTTTAATGCAGATGATAAAACAGCAGGAAGATATGATGCTGATAACAGAAAAAACACACTAAATTATACTAAAGATGCTTTGACATTTATTAGTAAATATGGTACACAATCTGGAGATACAGCTAGAGATAAACAAAATAAAGCAAATGCCACAAAGTATCTTAATCAATTAAACAGTTTAGGAAAAAATGAAGATGCAAAAGTTGCTTGGGACGCCCAGATGAATTATATTAAAAAGTTAAGTACATCTGAAAAAACAAACCAAATTACAGATATGATTGAAGACATGGGTTACTATGGTTCAACATATATGTATAACCGTCATAAAAAAGTTCTGGGTAAAAATGAAAAGTATTATGAAGGTTCTGAAAAAAATGCCGGTAATCTTGATATGATTGATGCTAATATTCAAAGGCATCAAGATTACATGGCTGAAACTAAAAAAGATAAAGTAACTGCTAGAAAGCAAGCAATGTTAAAATTTTCAGAAGCAGATGGTTCGGAAGGTTCAGGACATGCTGCTTATGTTAAAAAACTTGCATTTCAAGCTGCAATTGGAGAAGATGGTAAAATTCAAAATTATCATCAGTTTATAAAAAATCTAGGTCCTCAATATAAGATTCAATCTGGTTTGATGGGAGATAGAAAAATTCAAACTAAAAAAGATAACCAAGATGCAGTTTATACAGCGTTCAGAGGTTTTTGGGATCCAAATGCCGGAACACTTTTTTATGATGATTCTGATTTTAATGAAGTCATGAGAAAAGCATACAATGATGTTGTAAAAAGTTACAAAAAAGAATTTAGTGATTTAAATGATCCTAAAAAAAGAAACAAAGATATGGGTAGTGGAAACACTGCAGACCGTGTTTTATATCATGATTATGTTGACATGACATTAGACAAAAATGGAAGAATGATTAAAACGCAAGATTATAAAGGCGGCAATGTAGCTAAAATTTTTGGTATGATGCAAGGCCAAGGTGGTCTTGTAAATGACACAGATGTTATTTTAATAGATGACCATGATATTGAACAAGGTAAATTTTCTAAGGCTAGTAAAAGTATGCTTGAAAATCAAAAAGCTAACAATGATTTAGTTTATAACCGGTTTTTTAAAAATGCTGATTTAAGTCAAATGACTGTAGAATTTGATAGGAATGCTAGTATTGATTATCACTCTACTTATACATTCATTAATCAAAAAACAGGTGAAAAGTTAAGAATGATTGCTCCTGCTAGTTATATTGGAAAAAACAAAGAAACATTTTGGCAAGAAACTCGTATGACTACACCTGAAGCAATTTTTCAAAAGTTAGGAAAACGCGATTTACCTGATAAAGACAACATGTACAAAGATGCAGCAATCATTCAAAAGAATGGAATAAAGTATGCTACATTTAAATATAAAGACACAGACGGTATTACAAAGCAAGATGAAATTCCTATTGGTAATGTACAAATTGAAGTTGCAGAAAGACAGTTTAAAGAATACTTCCAAAGACTTCAAAAAATAGAAAACTCTTATTCAAATCTATAATGCTTTATTGAAATGGCTGAAGATCCAAAAAAACCCACGCGTGGTGAGATGTTAAAAATGGCTGTGTCCGATGTTAACATTAAGAACCAAAAAATAATTGAGAATCCATTTAATGAGCAAAGCACCATAATATCTGCAAAACAATTAGATGTAGATAGATTTGCTACTTATAACTCTAAAACTTATGGAAAGCTTGGTTTTGATCCATTTAAAGACAACAACAAAATTTACAATCAAAAGACACATTGGTCTGAAGATGTAGGTCGCGCATGGGATGGTATGTGGAAACTAGCCGGTGTAGGTTTTCAAGATACATTTGGATTTGGATTAACTGCTGAAAGCGATAGTTCTAAAAACTTTGCGGATGTGATGAAAAATTATTCATCCACTCGCGGTGGCTATACGCAGTTTTGGTCTAACACAATGCTTTCATCTGGATATACTGTTGGTATTATTGGAGCAATTGCTGCTGAAGAAATTGCAATGGCTTTAACAACAGGTGGGCTTGGAAATATTGGTTCAGCTGGTGTTGTTGGTTTGCAGGCAACTCGTGCATTTAATAGACTTAATAGAATTACAAGAAGTGCTAGTCATATTGATGAAGCAGCAAGATTAGGAAATATTGATGAAGCCGTCAAGTTTTTTAGTATGAAAGGCCTTGGTCAAAATCTTGGCAAGCTTGGTCAAAAATTAAATCCTATAGGTGAAACTGCAGACTTTTTACGAAAGTCTAAACTTGATGAGTTTAGTCAATTTAATGATTTACAAAAAGTTTCTCTTGGAGCGGGTGCAATTGCTAGAGATGCACGAAAACTTTATATGACTCATAGTGAGTCAAAATTAGAAGCTGATCTAGCAAAAAGTGATTTTATTGAAAAAGAAATTCAAAAGGCCAAACTAAAAAGTCCAGATGGTCAATTAAATGAAGATGCTATAAATCAAATTGAAACTGATGCTGCCAATGTATACAACTCAACATACATGGGTAACTTAGGTTTAATTTATGCGACTAACGCTATCACTTTTGACAACATGTTTAAAAGCATGCGATATAGTAATAAGATGTTTTCTATTCCAGGCAAATTTACTACAGCTTTAGGAAAAGATGGACTTGTTGTTAAAGCTGTAAAAAATTTTAGCGGTAAACGTGCATTGGCTGCGGGAAGAAAAGCAATTACTGAATTTTCTGTAAAGGAATCAGCAAAGGATCTTACTAGATATATTGGTAAAAACTATAAGGTTGCTGGAGCAAATTTGATTAAGAAAGGGCTTTCTAATTCAATGGAGGGTATTCAAGAACTTGGACAAGATGTTGTTTCAAATTCAGTACAGTCTTACTATGGTAGAAATCATGCAGGGCAGCAGGTCAGAGGAGGGTTTTTGGAAAATATGTGGCAAGCTGCTTCAGATATGTCATTTTCTGATGTGGGTGGTGCTATTAAAGGAACAATGAATCAAGAAGGTTTGTCTACATTTGGATCAGGTTTCTTTATGGGTACAATAGCTTCTCCATTTGGAAGTAGTATTGGTTATTTACAAAAACAAATTGTTGGTGGTGGTGCAAAAGATAAAGCTCAGTATTTATTTAATCGCCAGGAGTACATCAAACAGCAAAAAACTAAATACAAAGAATCACTTGCTAAAGCCAAAGAATTGACTGCTATTTTTAATGGTCAACTTGGTAGTTTTTTAGAACATACTTCTAATCCTTTAGTGACTCAATCTGAATTTCAAGAAGCAATTTTAGATGCTGCACAAAGAGGAGATAAAAAAGTATTTGAAGATAAAAAACATGATTCATTTCAGCAAGGAATCAAGACAATGCTTAAAAATAACAGTGAAGGAATGTTCACTGATTTTCTTGAGCACATGGTTGAAAAGTTCACACCTGAACAAATGAATCAAGCAATGGGCCGTAATGATATTACAGCCGAGAATGTTGCTAAATACAAAGCTAAATTGCAAACTAAAGCTGCAACTATTAAGTCTTTAAGAGCAAAGTATGATCAAATCAACGAGCAAGTAGTTCCGCCAATTAGACAAAGTGATATTGATAGATTAGATGAATCAGATCCGGAACAAAGAAAACAAAAACTTGATTTAATCATTTACAAAAAAGCTTGGGAAAATCTTAAAGATGAATTGCTTTTCAATAATGGAAAAATTGCTAACAAGGCTCAAAGATTAATTGAACTTGAAAAACAATTAAACAAAGAATCAGGATTATCTCCAACTGAAGTACAAGCATTTATTTCTAAAGAAGGTCTTGATACAGAAATCAAAATTTTGCAAACGCAGGTTGAAGCAAACAAAAACTTAAACCTAAAAGGAGATGACGCTAAAAAAGCTAAGGAAGCAGAGTTTAAATTAGAAGCTCTTCAGAATTATCAAAAGGCGTTAACTGCTGTAGAAAAAGCGGAAAGTGCGGAGGAACCATCTGTAGATGAAATTGAAGACGCTTATTCTGATTTGTTTGAAGCATATCATGACTTCCGTTCTATTGATGCAGAGTATGGAATGTTTTATGGCAAAGAAGAAGCTGAAGAGGTTAAACGCGCAATTAGCAGAAAATCTTTTGATGCAATTGTTGACTACTTAGATTTAAAAACTGAATCTCAGGCTTTGCAAGATGTTGTAAATACACTTGTAGATCCAACATCTGCTAAAATGTGGATTGACCGCAATGCAGAAATGATGGCGGATTTGGATAAGAACAAAGAAAAACATATTGCTAATCAGTTGTATGCTTTTCAAGAAAAAGCTGCATCAAGCGAAATGCTTACTGAATTACAGGAAGCCGGTATTTTCTTTGATTTAAATGAATTAGATGATTTAGTTGGCAAAGGAATAATGCCTTCTAAGATTTACAACATTGAATCAAACAAAGAGTCGTCTAAAGAGGAATACCAAAAAGCTCAAGATATTATTTCTAAATTTTATGCTAGGCTTACAGGTAAAACAATTGTTCAGGATAAGTCAGGTGGTTCTAAACGCAGTTTGCGTTACACTGAAGACAAGAGAACCGTTAAAGGTTTACTTAGACAATATGGAATCAAACTTGGAAAAGAAATTGATTTATCTGATCCGGTTCAATTAGAAAGAATGCTCAGAAAATTAAAGAGTAGTACTTTTCTTACACAAATTGACAAAGAGATGTTGGATAAAGTTTCTGACTCTATGCCAAAAATTATGTTTGTTGACAATGCAGAGTTTCCAATTTCATTAAATGAAGATGGTGTCTTTGTAATTGATGTAAGATACGCTGGATCTGATTACAAAAATGTTGCAGTAAACTTTGAAACACTTGTTCTTTCTGCATTAACTCAAGCTAAATTAAATGACAACTTAGCAGAAAACGAAAGTTTGCAAACTGAAGTTGAAAATTTAATGCAACAGGCTAAAGATGCATTTGCTAAAAAGTATCCTAACCTGGATATGGATAAAATTTCTTTGTTTAATAGCACAGCTGAATTTTTATCTGAGTCATTAAACAATACTGCATTTCAATCATTTTTGGGCGGTGTTACAGATACAGTATCTGGAAAAAAAGAGTCTTTGTGGAAGTCATTAATGGCTAAAATCATGAAAGCTTTTAATAAGACTTTTGATGGCTCTGTATTACAACGCGCGGTCAGTTTGGCTAACATGGCATTAGATGAATCTATTACTGATAACATTGATGAAAAAGCAGATGAAACCGCAGTAGAAGAAGAAGAGAAACCTGAACCGGTTAGTTCTGTAGAAAAGAAAGGTTTCAAGTTGATGGAAGTGGTTCCAGGTGTTTGGCAGGTAACTGACAAAGATGGAAACATTAAAGCATTTGATACTAAAGCTGAAGCTGAAGAATATTTCAATGAGCAAACTAAACCTGCAAAACAAACAGTTAAGCAAAAAGTTAAAGAAAAAGTTACGCGCACTATTGAAGTTGGAAACACTGAGTTTTTGGAAAATGCTAACGACAATCCAGAGTTGTTTGCTGATTTTTTACATCCTGAAGTAGTTTCCAATAATAATTTGGCTGTTGCAGAATGGACACAAAAGCTTGTTGATCTTGGTAAAGAATTAGATGATGCAAGAATTACCAATTGGGTTTATGGAAACATCCGTGCTCAAGTTGGTGGAAGATTAATCATTGATGTTACAGCTGAAGTTCCGGTATTTGTAAAGAAAGCTATACAAAACAAAAAAGCTAATCCGCGTGTAGCAGAGTTACAAAAAGAAATTGCTGATTTAGATGCAAAAATAAAGGATCTGAGTTCTAAAAAAACAGCTACAGGAAAAGCAACAGTTGACACCAATGCCAAAAGAAATGATGTTGTTGCATTAAAAGAAATTTTTGATTCTCAATATTTAACACCTGTACAAAGCACTTTTTATTATGAGGCAAGACAAGAACTAGAAGCTGAAGCAAAAAAGAACAAACCTCTTTTTGGTAAGGTTAAAGTTGTTACTAGAGCTGAAGTAGAAAAAAGAGGTTTTGAAAATTTTGTTAAAGCTGTTCAATCAACAAAAGATACAACTAATACTTCTGAACTCAATTATACAGTTTTTGATGGTCTTGGCGGATGGTTAGTTAAAAACAAAAGTAATAACGCAACCAAAGATTTAATAAGCTCAGATGCTCACCCGGATTTTAGACATGAGTATGGTGTAAAAAGAAATCAAAATTGGGCCGAATTTGATGAAGGCTACACAACTCAAGGAAAAAGAGTTGTAAATATTAAAGTTCCTGTTGTAACTACAGTGGATACTAATCGCCCATCTGTATATGTTTCTGTAACAATAGAAATTCCAGAAGGTTTTACAGCAGAACAGATTGCTCAACCAATTGTAGATAACTTAAAAACTTTTAATGGTAAATTATCTACTAAAGAGGCTTCAGGAAAAATTATAGAACAAGCTGAGTCAATAATTAAAAATGGTCCAGCTGCTCAACAAACTAATCAAAGTGATGCAAATGTTGATGCAGAAATAGAATCAACACTTAAACAAAGAAATGCTCTTCAAGATGAATTAAATGCTGAACAAACTGACATCACTGAAGAAGGTGAAGAAACTGTTCAGCAAGGCACAAAGAAGGTGAAATTCTTGATGTACAAATCTACAGGTACAGGATCTACAGCAGCTTCTCTTGGCGAATGGGTTCCATTATTAGCTATAGGCACACACCCTAATGGTAATGAGTGGTTTGTTAAAGCAATGTACCAGGGACAAGATCCAAAATTTAATAAGTACGGAAGTTCTGTTTTTGCTGATATTGATAGAGATTTAAAAACTCAAGAAGCTAACTTGTTTACTGGCATTAGAAGTACTCAAGAAATTGAAGAAGAAGTTGAAAGAGAAATTGATGTTGAGATTGATGCTCCTGAAGAAGATGTGCCTGCACAAGAAGAAGAAGTGCAAACTGAAGAACAGGATTTAATTGATGCAGAAACTAAACTCAAAACTGAAATTAATCAGAAGAGAGAACTTTTGAAAAGAGTCAATGAGCAAATTGCATCTTCTTCAAAAATGCAGTTAAGAAAAAGAATGAAGTTGGATAAACAAAAATCACAACTTTTACTTGATCTTAAAGATCTTCAAGCTGAGTATGATGCAAAGTTTGGTAGTGAAGCTCAAATTGTTTCTACAGAAACTACCGCAGTAGAAACACCGGTAGAAGAAGAAGTAAACATAGATAATACATTGGTTATTACTGAAAGAACTCCTTTTGCTTCTTTACCAGGTGAATTGCAGAATAGGCTTATTGATCAATACAGAATGGTTTTAGCGGCTAATTCAGTTGGTGCAATAAGAAGTAAGTATAAAGCAGAGATAAGACAACTGGAGGCTTTAAATCGCTCAATGGCTCAAGCACCAGAAGAAGAAGTTGATGCGCTGGATGAACAATTTGGAAATATATTTGATTCACTTGTTGCTTCAATTGGTCCTGGATTTACTGTAAGACTTAACGAGCAGAGTAAAATTGAAATCGGCACGGTGAAATCTGATGCTGAACCTTCAGAGGCAGAAATTGATGCCATTCAGAAAATGATGGCAAATGATATGTCTTTCTTGAGAACAATTATAGAGTATAATAAAGAACAGGAGCCTGAAGAGTTTGTACCTGCACCTCCACCACAAGTAACAGTTGAATTAACTGATGAAGAACTTGCTGCACATAATGCAGCTGAAATAGAAAGAGGAAAGCAATTAAAGCAACAACGTTTAGATCAACAGAAAGAAGAAGCGCGAGCTAGACGCAGAGCAAGGAAACAAGCAATTGTTCCAATCAATGCTATGGAGCGCGAACAAGTAAGTGAATTGTTGCAAAAAGTATTGAAAGAAGACTTTGACATTTTGACAAAGGCAGACTTGACGTATTTGATTGACAACTTGTTGAATGATAGTAAAACTTTCCGCTTCAAGATTCCTGATGTGATTGCTTTTGTAAGCAAGAAAAAAAGAAAACTTGAGCAAGACTCACAAATAGCTGTTGTTAATGAAACATTTGCTGACGAACTTGAGGGCTTGGAACCAAAAGAACGCGCTGAAGCGGTACTTGGTTATCAAAAAGACATCTTTGAAGAGTTGGCTGAGAATAGTACTGTTTATAACTATGGTCTTTTATCTAAGTATGTAAAGAGTAAAGAACCTATTAAGGTTGCCTATAATGGTAAGAAGTATAGTTTTACTTTAACACCAACCGAGTTGAAGGCACTTGCGTTATACAACAAAGAGTTATTTAGCAGACCTTTAAAAACAAAAGAAGATGAAACTCAGTTCTTGATTAATATACATCAAGTAGTACAAAATGCTAAATTCCAGGCTGAGAATTACAAAAAGAATTTAAAATTTGAAGGCACTCCTCAAGAAATTGAAGACCAAGCTATAAATTTATTCTTTGAGTTAATGAACAAAGGAATTCTGCTTCCATCTGTTGTTAAAGCTGTAAACTATGCATTCTACAATTCTAGAACTAAACTTACTATTGCTAGGAGTAATGCTTTAAGTGGTTCTATTTATACACTGGAGGAAAGAGCAAGTACAGCTAAGAGAGCTCAGCCTAAAAATAAATTAGCTCAGGATAAAATGACCATTCGCGAGTTTATTTATGATTCAGGGGTGATGGTTACAGATCCTTTGTTTCAAGAAGCGTTGGTTGCGGATTGGTTTTCTAATCCAGAAAATAGAGTACATCCGGATTTTATTACCAAAAATGTTGCAAGAGGAAAAGGAGAAATTGCTTTTTACAAAAGTTTTATTTCAAACAAATCTAAATACAAAACTGCTGATGGTGTAGGTGATGCTGCAGCTGCTGACTTTGCAAGTGATATACAAGATGCAAATGTTTATATGCAAGAAGCGGTTAATGAAATTTTTGCTAATTACAGGACTATCTCTGATATGGTTACATCTATAGCAGAAAGAATTAGAAGTCTTCAAGAAGAACAAGATTACGGCCAGTATGAATCTGAAATGGAATTTGAAAACTGGATTGGAACTAAAGAAGCTGAAAAAGCGGCTGCTGATTTTGAAGAGTACACTAAGTCCCTTGAATTTAAAATTACTACAGGACAGGTTAATTTATCTACGCTTGATTATTCTTCATTGACTCCAGCTCAGCAACTTTTATTTGATCAAGCTGTAGAAGACGGGCTTTATGATGTATCAGATCCTGAAGCAGCAAATGATGCAGCAAATCAAGAAGTTGAAATGCCGGAAGAAGACATGAGCACTGATGACTTTTTGGAATATTTAAATGAGATACAAGCAAAACAAACTGCTGTTGATAAAACTGAAGCAGAACTCTTAGAAGAACTAAGAAAAATGGGGGATGCTTATCCATTTGTTCCTTTCTTAATTAAACAGATTGAGGCTTTAGAAAATGACAAAAATTTAAACTTGTTTTTGGCTGCTTATAGGATTACCAATACTGATCTTTTCAATCAATTTACATTACCGCAAAGAAACTTTTTGAATGACAGGTTAATGAAGAGGTTAGGCCGAGGTGCGTTTATTGGACAGTCTGTTTTAATTGGTGAAGTCCCAATGCAAATTTTTTCATACAACATGGCGGATAAAACTGTGGATTTGGTTGACATTACTACAGGTGAAGTTCAAACTTTACCTATGGAGCAACTTTTTAAATCTACAGATGTGTTTGAAGAAGGTCAAGAATATACAAAATTAAACTTGGATACAGTTGTTAATGACCAAGAAATTGATTATATTAAAGAGGCATATCAGGATATTTTTAATAATTTTACAGCTAGTGTAGCTGAATTTGAAAAGCTTGAAAATGCTGATTTAAATTCACAAATTCTTGAGCAGTTAACAAAATGTAAATAATATGAATGTTTGTATTACTCCGGAGTCTATAAAATTGTTTAGTGCATATTTTAAAAAAGAGATTCCAAACCAATTTACAAATGACATTTCAGCTAATGCCTTATTAAACAGATTGTTTGATAAGGCAATTTCTGATTTTAGCAATACTGGTTTATCTGAAACTAGAAACCGAGAGTTGATCCTACAGCACTTATCTATAGCACCACAAATGGTTAAGCAATATATGGGCGAAACACCTTCTGCGAGTAACCCAAATGTGCTAGGAGCTTTAAATAAATTGAGCGCGGAAATCTATGAAGCATCTCAGTCAAAGAATAAAAAGGATTTCCAAAAAGTAATTGATAAGTTAGGACAGATAATTGGAAAATCAACTGTGGTTATTCCTGCGGCACCAGCTATGGTGTTTAATGCTATTACTTTGGATTTGTTTAAAACTGCAAATCAGGAAATGGTTTATGAAGAGGGTGTGGGGTACAGAGGTAATGTAACAGATCCGGAAAAAGAATTTGAATTTGGTGTACAAAGATCCATCATTAATTCAGAAAATGCTGACGGTTTACAGTTAAAACTTGTACAGCAACGCGAATTGCAAAATGTAAATCAAGTTTTAAATACTAACAAAGATACAAACCCAGATGCTTATGTTTTGGTGCCGGTTGATTCTACAGGAAAAATTGTAAGATTTGTTGACAACAAAATTGATGAAGATGGGACAACTCCCGTATTTACATTTAAGCAAAGTAAGTATGATTTGAACTTTTGGATTAAAGAACGAACAGTTTCTTTGATGTCAAGAGGTATGTCTTTACAACAAGCTACTTTACAAACAGAACAAGAAGTAAATGGCTATCTTGATCTTATAGAACAAATGAAAAAGAAACATGCTTCTGGAGAGGCGGTTACTTTTTCAATTAATATTCAAAATAGTTCTATGGGTACTGTGGAGGAAAACATCCACAAGAAAACTCAAATGAACACTATTGCAAATGTTGATCAGGTTCCAATTATTGTTAAGAAAACAAACAACCAAACCATTGCAGTAATGCATGTTCCTTTATTAGGAACTACTGCAATGCCAGAGGAAAAACCAATGTATGAAAATTCATTGGCGGATATTTCTGATGAAGAATTGGATATTTTGACAAAGTTGATTACTGAACCTAAACTGCAAAAGAAAGGAACAAAGCGTAACACTGGAGCAGAATATCAATCTGATATGGATTCTGGTGAAAGACAAGAAGCTATTTATCATTTTCATAAAAAGGAAGCGGGTAAGTTTCTTTATATGATTAAAAGAGAGCTGGATGCTGAAACTAATAAAAGAAAGTTGTCATATTTTATGATTATCAATAATCATAAAATTGAAGCTATTCCTGAAAATGCTGAAACAATTCGCCAAGCACTTAAAGACTATTTTACAACTAGAACTTTTGAACTATACAAGTATTCTACTAAGTTTACTAATGTTGTACCATTTGAATCATTTGATAAAACTACAGATATAAACCAATTGTTTTATGGCAAAGATGGTAAGGTGTATATTACAACTGGTGCCAAAAGAAATTTAAGGATTAAAGATGTAACAGATGTTGATGCTGTAATAAATGTTCCTGTTTCAATTGAAGACAATGTGATTTCATTGGGTAATAAAAGCATTAGACAGCATATCCTTGATAATACAAACACAACTATTGTCACCAATTCAAATAATGAACTACGCGGTTATTCTACATTCCTAGCATTAGGTGTTACTGCTAAAGATGTTACTGATTTAGAAGTAGGTGAAGATGAAATAGATGATGATGTTTTCTTTAGAACTTTAGCAGAAACTAATATGGAAACGGAACCAACTGAGGCGCAAAAAGAAGCGGCTATGAATTGGTTTAAAACTCATCCGTTATTTAAAGTCCTGAATTTAAATGAAACACTTAGAAATAAAATTCATGAAAAAGGACCTAGTTTTGTTGCTGAGTTTGTGAATAGCTCAATCAATCTTTATCTTGGATCTAACAACACAGATATTTATCACGAAGCATTTCACGCATTTACTCAAGCCATCTTAACTGAGTCTGAGAGAAAGGCAATGTATTCTGAAATTGCTAAAACTCCTGGAACATTTAAAGTAACTGTGCTGGGTAAAGCAAAGACAGTAGCTTTTGCAACTGCCACAGATTTAGAAATTGAAGAATATCTAGCTGAAAAATTCAGAGAGTATTCAATGAATCGCGGCAAGTCAAAACTATCTGTAAGAATAAAGCAGTTCTTTGATAAAGTCTTGAATATGCTTGAAGGCATGTTTGGTAAAAACATGACATTCAATGAGGCAATTGCTCTTAATAAAAGCGCAAGTGTTGTTAATACCATGTTTAATGCTTTGTATGAAGGAAACATTGATGTAAGTAAATTTAATCCGCAGGCTACAAAAACTGCTTTGTACAAATCATCTGAAATTAATGCTACTACACCGGCTGATGTTATACTCACAATTGGTACATCTGGCAGTGGTAAATCAACATGGATTAAATCAGTTAATGCAAATAATGATTTTGAAGTTATTTCACCAGATGAAATGAGAATTGAATTTACTGGTGACATGAATAATAAATCTAAAGATGAAGAGATTTATAAGGAAGCTGCATTAAGAACAATACAGGCTATAAAAAATGGCAAGAAGATTATTTTTGATACAACAAACTTAACTAAAGAAAAAAGAAGACCTTTTATTCAAGCTATTAAAGAAGCACTGCCTGAATCAAACATTCAGTATAAATTGATGCCTTTAGATGCTGAATTAGCAAAAGAAAGAATAAAAGCAGATATTGCAGCTGGAGTAAATAGAGCAAATGTTTCAGAAGAAACAATTGATAGACACGCAAAGGCTTACAAGCAAATGCTTAAAGATATTAAATCTGAAGGCATTTCTGAATATCAAGATACTGATTTTTCATTAGAAGAAGTTAATGTTTTGATGGAATCAATGCAGTCATTAATGAGTGAGTTCATTGATTTTAAAACTAGTGGTGTATTTGACAAAAAAGTAAACAAGCAAATTGCTACTTTACAAATTGAATCAGCAAATTATCCGGTTGGTTCTAAAAAGCATGATGCTGTTCTTAAAAAAATTGAAAAGCTTAAAAAGAAAGTAGGTGTTGTAAATGGTTACGGTATGTTTGCTGTTGCAAAAAGTCCTGAAATCTTAGAATCAGCTTTGACTTTTATTAAAAATAAGTTGATTCAACAAAGGGACATCATCAAGTCTTCTGTTACAGATGAAGATAATTTTGCATTAAAAACTTTGAATAAAGCAATTGAGGCTTTTGGTAATACAGAAGATGCAATGCTTTACTTAGATGCAGAGGAGAATACAAACTTAATTGGTTTGTTTTTGAATAATTACAGCAATGTTCAAATCAACCAGGAAGATGTAGATTACTTGGATACATTAGATGAGGAAACAAGAGCGTTGACTTATACATTTGGAAGAACAGGTACAGAACAATCTCTTGCTGAAACTACAGATGCTCAAACAAGACAATTGTTGAGTTCTATTCACGCGCATTCTAATAACGGTAAAGGTCCATTTATTGTCAACTCGCTAGGTATTAAAAAAATTCAGCCATTTGTACAAATGCTTGCTAAAACAAGCAAGGTGTTGCGTAATACAACTGATAGAGTTGAAATGCATAAAAAGCTTGTTGAGGCAGCTAAAAAAGATTTTGAGATTGCTCAGATACTAGCAAAACTTGGTGACATTACTAATCCAAATATTACTCAAGATGAGCAAAAAGCATGGTTGGCATTTTGGCAAGTAATGAATAAGACAGATTTGTTTTTAAGAGAGTTTATTATTGAAAAGGTTGTTACAACTGACAATAAAACTAAAACCAAAACTGTCAAGTTAGAATCACGTTCTGGAAGAGCTAAAGCTGCTTCAAATAGAGTTGGAAAAGATTGGTCTGACAACTTTGTTTATATTTCTTCAACAGGTACAGGATACTTTGAAGAAATAGGGGACACTGGTGAATATGCATTAAATGCATTTGATTTAGGTGAAGATTACGCTGAAGTAGGATTTGGATTAATTTCTGGAACTGAAGACAGCGAAGTTTGGGTAGAAAGCAAAGATGATATTAAAGAAGGGGATGTTTATACCGGCAAACTTACAAAAGCTGCAGCTCTTCCATTTGAGTTTTTAAATCAAATTGGAATTGACTTAGTTGATGATCCAATTGTCAGAGATATTTTAGTTAATGGAAGCCCTGCTTTGGGAATTGATCCAGGAATTGTTGCCAATATTCAAAAGTCTTTGATGAACAGAGAAACCGCTGTTTTAGAAAAAGACAAAAAAATTACTCAGCTTGCTGATGTTTTCAATGATTTTGATTACATATCCAACGGTGAAAAAATTACTCAAACTGGATTAAACGGGTGGTTTAAACAACTGCAAGAACTTCAGTATATGTTTTCTGATGAGAACTCTAGTTCCATGGGTAAAAATGCTGAAGGTGAAAATCAAAGTGAAAAGTCATACAACTCTTCATTGAGTGTAATGGTGAGTGCATTAAATGATGCTAAACATTACGATGAAATTTTAAATGGATCAGGTCTTGAGGTATTCAATGTTCAGACTAATCCATTTGCTGCGGCTTCTCCGTGGTTAATCAATATGTTTAACTTGGATTCTACTAACCCGGCAGTCCGCGGTACTAGAAACTCTAATTTTAAAATCACCGTTGAAAGTTTGTCTGGATCTAAAATCATTTTTGAAAATGATGATAAAGGTAGTGGTGCAATTAAGCTTGATGAAAAAGCCAAATTTATTACTGATTTTGATTTGACTTTACAAGGAAAACAAGAAATTCTAAGAACTGCTGATAAGTCTACATCTTTAACAGCACATGCGCCAATTAAAAGAAATGGCCAGATTGTTAAAAATCAACTTGAGTTTCCTAAAGAAGACATCAATAAAATTTTTACTCCTGCTTACGACATTGATAAAAATACTACACTTTTGTATGATAAGTTTTATCTTCATTTAGAAGCGGAATTGGTTAGAATAACCAGGCTTAATGAAGCAATGGAGGATTTGGAATCTGAAAAAGAAATTGTTTTTGATGCTGCTTATTTGAAAAGAGGTAGAGCATTTTACATGTTTGCAAATATACTTTCTAAATCTACTAAAGATCAATTACTAGCTTTGAACATTTCTCAATCTCAGGTTGCTGATGTTAATAATCCAAATGTTTTAAATAAATTGCTTAGCAAAGAGTTAAAAAAGAAAATTGACTTAGAGCTTAAAAATTATTTTGAAACAAGATCTACAGGTTTATTCAACAGAAAAAATAAACAGCTTACTATTTCTGATAATCTTCTTGCAGATTACAAAAAAACTGCTGATGAAGAAGTAGATGTTACAAGACAGCGAATGTTTAAAACATTTGTTATCAATAACTTTATTCAAAATGCAAACTTTGCTACACTGTTTATTGGTGATGCAGCAATTCATGATGTTAAAGGTGAAGGTTATCACAAGCGTATTGCCGGTTTAATTTCAACTGGTAAAATATTTGCTAATGACTCAGCATTTTTGAGTTATGTAAACAAACCAAGCTTTAAAGCATTTGGTTTTGCAGAAAATCATAATCAAAAACAAACAGGCCGTACTTATTCAGGATACATAAATTCTGGAGTAATCCAAGAAAAGAAAACTGCATCGGTGTATTTGAAACAGTGGAATGAACTGATTGATACAAAAGATTATGGTACTAAAAACAAAATGAAAGAAGCAGATGGTGCTGGTTGGATTTCATTTGACATGTACCGTATTTTAAATCTTGCTTGTGGTGAATGGTCTGATGCTCAAGATGCAGTTTATAAAAAAATGCTTGACGGCACACCTCTTACTGATCAAGATCGCAAAGTAACTTTTCCTGTAAGAAAGTTTCAATACTATGGTCAAGTAAATAATGCAGATGCTGCATTTAACTTGCAAATGATGGCGTTCCACAAGTACTCTTTGATGCCTTTGATTCCTGATCTTATAGCTGGTACTCCATTACAAGATCTTCATGAAAAAATGATGGAGCAGGGTGTAGATTACATTACCATGGAGTCAGGATCTAAATTGTCATCTATCTCTAAAGTGGAATTGGCAATGGATAAAAAATCCAAAAGGATGGAGCCAACTGCAAAGTTTGATGAGTTTTATGATGATGAAAGAAAAACAAATGATGTACAGTTTACTGTAAATCAAATCCACTCAAAGTATTTAAAAAATCAGATTTATTTAGCTCCGGGATACAAAGGAAAAATTACTTTGCCTACGCAGAAAAGAAAGATGATTACTCTTGGTTTGTTTGATGAAGAACAAATCCCTACAGATTATAAAACAGATTTATCTGAAGCAGAAAGAACTCAAAAGTGGAAAGCTTTATCTGAGTCAAAGAAAAGAGCCGCATCTAAAAATTATGATTGGTACAAAAGATATGAAGTTGTAATTTCAAAAATACAAACTCATCTTAAACAAGAGTTAATTGATGACTTAGGTTTAACTTATGACGCTTCAGGAAAATTAACAGGTAGCCCTAAAAAGCTTGTGGATTATTTGGAAAAACAAATGAAAAGCAATGACATGCTTTCAGATGATATTGATTATATCATCAGTGTATCCAAAAATGCAGAAACTCTTGATTTTTCATTGTCTATGTATAGTGAAAAGATTGAGGCTATATTAATGACATTGGCTGATAAAAAACTACGCTCGCTTAATGTAAATGGTGAAGCTTTAGTTCAAGTACCAGGAACAATGTTTGAGAACAAAGAACGCGCTGCTAAATTTGCTAAACTTGAAAATCCAACTGATGCAGACATCTTTAATTATGGTTCTAATGGCCTTTCTTTTTATCACATAACTGATAAAAATGGAAATCCGGTTCTTACAGAAGACACAAAAAGTTGGATTGTAAAAAGCATGGAGGTGAAAATTTCACTTCAGGGCGGATTTAAAAAGCTTTTGTATCTTGATCACTTTGATGGTAAGAAAATTGCAGTTTATGAAAAAGATAAAGATGGTAAATCTGTATTGAATTACAATGCATCTTTGAATAGATTGAATGAGTCAATCCGCAATAAAGAATGGAATGCTAAGCATGCTCAGTTTTTACAAATTGCAGGTGATCGTATTCCATCACAGGGACCAAATGCATTGGAGTCAATTACAGTTGCTGAATTTTTACCTGAATGGGCTGGTCCAATAGTTATTTTGCCAGCAGAGATTGTTGCTAAAGCTGGATCTGATTATGATATTGATAAATTGTTTACTCAGTTCCCAAACATTGTTAAGATTGGGAATAAAGTCGAGTTGCAACAATACAGAGCTGATGTAAAAGAATCAGTTGAAGAGTTGTATAAGGAAAAAGATAAATATACACAGCAACTAAAGGCTGTTCAGGAAAGAATAGATACTTTGTATCAGGACCGTGAGTTGTTTTGGGAGCAAAGTAATGAAATAGCTGCAGATGTTAAAGCTCAAATTCAGGATCAACAAAAATTAGAAAAAGATCTTTATGAAACAAGAAGAGAATTAAATGGTTATTTGAATGCAGCAGAAAATGGTTTATGGAAATTTAAAAATGTTTCATTTAAACAACGTCAAAAGTTCATTACTCAGTACACTGAGCAACTAGAACAGGTAAATGAACTAATTGAGTTCCAAGAAGCAGAAATTAAAAGAATTATGTTTGATGAATTGGGTGCCGAATTAGCAACTGATTTTTACAATTACAATCAAAGTTTAATTGATGCAGAAAAATCTAAATTATCTCAACTTGATGCAGCCAGAGAAGAAATTCAAAGAAAGATTTATGGCAAGTCCATCAAAGGATTAGAAAATGAGATGCTTGCATTGTTTACTGAAAAAATTACGCTCCCTTCAAACATTAAAGACTTAATCACTACTAACTCTACAGATGTCGCTTTACCAATTGCTCAGGAAATGGAAAAAGCAATTAGAAAAAGAGATGGTGCTACACGCTTTAACAAATACGAAAGAATCAATGATGACAGCACTGATGGTGTTTCTCCTACCACAATCTTTGACTATGAATATAACTTGTTGAAGCACCAAGAGAACTCTGTTGGTATGGATTCGCTTGGAATAGCAGCTGTAACAGCAACTTACTATGCAATGTTTCAAACATTTGGTGCTAAGTTAAATGCGGTTTCTGCTAAAAAACAAGCTGAATTTGATAAGCAAATACAAGTTTTAGCTCTTGCTTCAGAAATTAATTTAAAGATTGAAGAATTAAGAGAAAAACACGGTGATTCTTTGCCAGCAGATGCACAAAAAGAATTGATTTCTTTGAAAAAGCAAATGCCAAATGAAAAGACAATCACAGAAGCTCAAAATGTGGTAAATAAATTTAAGGATTACACTTTTAAATTAGATCACAACAAACTTACTTCTGCTTTAGGTGAGCATGTTGCTCTTGGTATTGCTAACAATGTTAAGAACCAATCTATTTCAGATTTATTATCTCAGATGATTAACGGTTATGTGGATGTTGCTAAAGATGCCTGGATATTCAACATGCAAGGTAACAAACAAAATACGCCTACATTGCTATTTATGATTATGGCAGGTGTAAGTTTGGAAAGTGCGACTTATCTTTCATCTACGCCTTTGGTAATGGAATATAACCAGTACAAAAAAGAATTAAGTGGTGTTTATTCTACGCTTGATTTAGATCCAGAGGTAAATCCTATTGTCAATAATTCAAGGGTGAATGCAAAAGCTCAAGAAATGATATTCAATAATCACTCAGAATTATTTGCGGTTTTGGGGTATGAATCATTTAACTACAAAAGCATAGCTAATAGGAATACAGAAAGCTTTACTGAAAATGAGTTAAGAGAACTTGTTGGTCAAAGCACAATTGATAAAAGACAGCTTGAAGCTTTAGCAGAATATATTCACATTGAAAAAATGGCTAGTGATGTTTCCAAATTTCAGCAACTTACTCGTTTTGATACTAACAAAATTGCTACAATTTCTGAAGCTCAAAAAAGAATTGATGACATCAAAGAATTTAAATCAAGAGAAACTTATGTACCTCAAGCTTGGTTTGGAAGTGAGGGTATTAAAAATAGCCCAGTTGGTCAATTCGATAATGATCAATTTTTAGTTGACATTTTTGAAAGATACTTTAGTTTAAGAGATAATCCGGCACTGGTTAAAGTGTCATTGGACAAAGAGATTATGGATCATAAACCAAAAGGTACTTCTGATGTAGTTTTAAGAACAGATTTTAAAAATGATTTTATCTGGTTCTTGTATCAAAACTCCTTGTTTAAAAAAGGTACTTATGGTGGATACACGTTTAAGCCTAATCTTTCAGATCCAAATGCTCCATTTACCATAGATGAAGAAAATAAAACTGTATCTTTTGGTGGAGCATTATTAGGTAATGATATTAACAACCCTGAGTTGGAATTAAAATATGTCCAAAGCAATTTTAAAAACTTAGACCAGTATGTAAGATTCAAAATTGAATATCAAAAACTAGATGGTATTCCAACGGAGCAATTAGAAAAAGATTATTACTTTTTGGATGGTGCAAAAAAGAAATATCCAACGGAGTATCTAAAACAAAAGATAGCTCTTTACAATTCAAGAAATCATAATTCTTTCTTTACCGGACCTACTAGTGTAGCCAACATGTTTAAAAGATTCAAGCAGGAAAATCCAGAGCTGGTTGAAAAATATGCTCTTATCAGAGATATGAAATTTAACAATGATAAGAAAAGCAAAAAATCAAACATGTACTTGCCTGACATTTCTGATGTTAATTTAAGAAAACAGTATAAAGAAAACTTAGCTAATCTTAGAAATGATTCGCGTCCAGAAATTGCAGAATTTTTTGGTTTGTTTAATCACATTGCTATGATGCAAACAGGATTAAACCGCAGGTCGCAATATGACTTAGGTAAAATTATTGATGCTGAACATTTGCATGAAACTATTGACAATGGAATTGGTATTGGAAGAGTTATCAATGAGTTAAATCAAATTGATAACAACATCAAAGCTGCTGAATTAAATAACCTTAACAAAGAAAATGAACCAATTGTGCCAGATTTACAACTTCTTGGCCAATTTAAAGAGTCATTTATTAACATGCTTGAAAACAATTATAGAATGCGTGTAAGAGGTTACAATTATCAAGTCAATAATTTGGCATTAGGTAAAACTACAGCTACTCCAGAAACATTGCTTTCATTTAATAATGTTTCTATTAAGAGTTCATTGGTTGGATTACCTAAAGACACATTGGCTTTAACAGCAGGTTTGTTTTTTGATGAAGAAGGAGAATACACTCCTGAAGAATTTGCTGAGTCAATTAAAGACAAAAAATTAGCAATTCTTAATCAGAAACTGGTTGTTCCTACAGATCAAAATCAAAGTGAATTTGATAAGTTGCTATTAGATTACTTTGGAATAAACAACTCAGGGGATTTTCCAACACTAGAATATAAATCTAAATCCGCTAAAAAAGGATTCTTGTCAATAGGCGGTTTAGGATTAAAGCTTATGCCTGTTCATTCAGTTAAAGATGAAGCTATGGCAAATGCATCTACAATGGCAATTGGACAAGCAACAATAGTGAACCCTAACGCTAAATCTTCTAGTCAGAGTTATGTTGATGAGTTAACAGCAAAATATCCTGGGAAACTGGCGGAAAAAGGCACACGTTTCAAATCTACAGATGTAGTTTGGGTATTTGGTAGTGGAATATTTGCAAACAGAATAAAAAATGTTTCAATTGAAGAGTTCCAAATTGCTTTAGACAACACTTTTAATTCATACCATAAGCCAAACATTGATAAAGCAATTAAAGCCGGTGTAAAAATATTTAATGTTGGAACTGCCAATGGAATGGATCAGATGGCTGTAAATTATTTAGAAGAACAAGGTTATGTAAAAGTACCTGTTTATGCTGCGATTGGAAAATATTATCAGATGAGAAAATCTACTTCTTCTTTTGAAGATTTGAACTATGATATTAATAGCCCAGTAGTAACTGCTAGTACTTTAGGAGCAAAAGATTTAGTTGGAAAACTGTTTAATGATGACAGAGAAAACAAATGGTTTGATAGTTTAACTGAAAAAGAAAAATTTGAAAAAGGAACCGCTGTTGCTTATGACAAAATTATCACAGAGCTTAACCGCAACATCAAGTATAAAATTCAATTTGCAAATGAATTAGTTTCATCAAAAGGACAAATTGCAATTGGAAATTCACCATTGTCAGCTGCTTTAGAGCAGGCACTTTATAAGATGAAAGCTGATATTATTAAACACAGAATGGGTAATGCAGTAAAAGCTCCAATTGTTGTTCAACCTTTGTCATTTAACATGGAGGTTGGCTCATTTGTAAAATACCAGGGAGCTACTTATATTGTTACTCAGTTTAATGAAAATGGAACTGTTCAGATTTATAATCCTTTATTGGAAGGCGCATCTGCTAAAATTCCTGTATCTAAAGCAAGTGTAGAAATTTTGAGTAGTAAAGCTAAAATTGTTAATTACAAAGACAGTAATTACATTGTTACACCAAAAGGAACAATCATTTCATTGACTTCAAATAAAGCTATGCAGTGGCCTGAAAATGATGGAAACCGTGTAGCTATTCTTAAATTGGCTAAAGCAAGTTCTATTCAGTCATTTTCTAAAGTTGAAGTTGAAAATAGTTACTATACTCCAGAAATGTTACAAGCTAATTTAGATAAGATTTATGTATTTGGAGATAACAATCAAAGACAAGGTAAAAAAGGTCAAGCATCTATTAGAGATGAAGCTAATGCAATGGGTATATCAACTAAGTTAAGACCTTCTGCAGATGAAGATGCGTTTATGACAGATACAGATTTTGATGCTAACAAATCTGTTATTAATTCTGATATTGCAAAAATTAAAAGAGCTGGAAAAACAGTTGTCTTCCCTAAAGATGGTTTAGGTACAGGATTAGCCGCATTAAAAACTAAAGCTCCAAGAACATACGCATATCTGAAACAAAGATTATTGGAAGAGTTTGGATTTGATAATGATAATGGCACATTAATTCAGATTTCTACAAATGCAAATCCGTTGCAAACAAAAGTTAAAAAACTAGCTTTGAGTTTTACAGAAACTCCATCAAGTCCGAACCAAACTAAATTGGTAAATGGTACTAAAACTACAACTATTAGAAAAGAAAATCAAGCAGGTTTGGCTAAAGGTGAGTCAGGTACACAAATTGTAAAAAATACAGGTTTGGTAATTACTCTTCGTGGTGAAATGACAATTGAAGAAGCTGGTGGAAAAACAGCAATGCTTAAATCTGAAGGAGTTGCAACTGAAGCAGACTTTATGTATGATCAATCACGCAACTGGGTAAATGGAACAGGAACCATGTTTGTTTATGACATTGAAAGATTTGAAGACAAGTACAAAGGGGACATGCCAATGAAGGATTTTTTATCTTTACCTTTGGACAGACAACGAGTAATAATTGAACAACAGTTAAACTGCTAAGAATATGTTTTGTGTAAATACATCACACCCACAATTTAAAGTCCTGTTAGAACAAACAGGACTTCACCCTGACTTATTAAAAGCAGAGGTTAGTATTTGGATGGATCAGAATAATTCTGATTCTTTTCCTACAATGGAAGACTTGCAGTTAGCTCAAATGACTGCAAGCGAAAGAGCAATGGATCCAATGGCGGAGTGGTTGGCAGAATTTGACACGCTTGAAGAACCAGTTTTTGAGCAATCAACTAATGAATTGATTACTGACTTTTATGATTTACCATCTTCTTGGGAACATCAAACAGACAGAGATCAAACTACAGAGATTGATGATCACACTTTGTTTAATTTAATGAACAATGAGTCTATTTCTATTACACCTGAAAACAAAAGAAAGTTAGCCGTTAATGCTAAAGCTTTAGGAAAAAATGAAGCATACCGTGATTACTTTGAACAAAACGGAGTTGTTAGACCGGCTAGTATTGTGTTGGATAAATTAGAACAAAGATATTCACCATCGGTAGAAGAAACTTATGAAGGCGCATTAGAAACTGATGCTGTAATTGAAGATGATTTTGTAAAAGACTTTCAGCGCATTGTGCAAACTGAAAATTCTAAAAAAGCAATTCAAAAAATTCAACAACTATCTGCACAATTAGGGATTGAAGCTGAAATTGTTTTACCTGAAGAACTTGAAAGTAGATTTGGGATTACACAACCGGGAGTAAAAGGTTTTTACAAAAATGGTAAAGTCTATTTAGTTGAGGGAGCTTTTGATGAATCTACGGTTTTTCATGAATTTTGTCACCCAATTATCAAGTCTATTGCTAAAGAAAATCCTAATTTGTTTTTAGGTTTGTATCAAGAGGTTTTGAATACGCCTGAAGGACAACAAATATTTAAAGCATTAACAGGTGAGTCTGCTGATTATGCAGTTAATTCTCCAGAATTTATGGAGGAGGTAATTGTAAAAGCTTTGGATGAAAAAAATAAAGTTCCTAGATCTGTAATTCAAAATATCTTATTTCATATTAAGCAGTTTTTAAGAAAAATGCTTGGTAAGAAAATCAACATTTCTAAACTTGAAGCAACAACATCTTTAGCAGAAATGCTAGATATGATTAATGAAGGCGGTGAGTTTATTTTAGATAAAGACT